TAACTAAAAAATCCTTTATTTTAAAGGAAAAACAACTTGACTAATTAGGGAGGATGAATAGTGCTGATAACAATACTTGTAATTACTATAATTGCTTCAATAACCTATTATCATCATGCTAAAAACAAGGATTACTCCTCTGGTGATCTTGATATTCTTAGTGTTGTATTAATTCTGATTAACTTTGCCATTATCGTACTTTTATGTTCACTACTGAGTAATCTATATGAAAATCAAGGTGTCAATCAGAAAATCAAAATGTATGAAACACAAAATCGGCAGCTTGAGAGAAAGATTGATGTGACTGTTAAGAGTTACATGAATCATGAAAAGGATACATACAAAGAATTTAAAGCTGGTGATGGAATGGCATTGATCACAACATATCCTGAATTAAGAAGCAATGAACTTGTTAAAAAACAGATGGATACATACCAAAGCAATAATCGTAAGATTGCAAAATTAAAAGAAAAAGAAATTGATTGCAATGTTACCAAGTGGTGGATTTATTTTGGAGGAGAATAATTATGAAAGTTTTATATAAAGGTAAGAAGTACAAAGTGTATGGAGTAAGCCCTAGCCCATACACACAAGGTTATTACTATGAAAAGGGTGCAGATTTCTTAATCTATATAAAAAATAGTTGGGTATGGGTATCTTCTGATTATTGTATACCATATAAAAAGAAAAAACATAAGAAGGAAGAGGGTAAATGATATTAGATACGCACTTAGAGATGTTTCGCTATTTGCGCTTACTGACGATACAACCGATGAAGAAAAAATAATATTTACAGTTCAAGGGAGTAAGGCTGATATGAATTATAATCTAACATTTCCTGTCGTAGTTCTAAAAGATGAGAATGACTCAGTTCCATATATGGCATATATCCCATATTTTGACGTAATGACACAGGGATATGATGAAGAAGAATTGCAGATGATGGTCAAAGATTTGTTGAATCTCTGCTTAGAAGATAAAGAATCTTATACAATTCCTGCATGGGCATATAGTTATTTCAATGAAGACGATGTCAAGGAACGAGGCAGAAAATATTTCACAGAACTTGATGATGGAGACGATACATATTTTCAGAAGAATTTTTACACAGTATGGTGGTTTGATTTTAGGAAATAGTCGTAGAAAAGGAGAAAGATAAAATAGACGTTTTATTTTACATAATTTGGATATTGGCGTTTATGGTGATCGTAGCAATTGGTGTTGGAGTACCATACATGACCTATTACAATTACAAAAGAATTAAGGCAATGGATAAGAAACTTACTGGAATGTGTACGGGTCTTGGTATTATGTTAAGACCAGAAGAAGGTGATGAAGAATGAAAGATATGAGAAACAATCCAATTGAAAATGGAAACCTGTGTTTTAGATCAAGAATAGTAAATGGAAAAACATTGATGGGATATGCATTAGTTATCTCAAACAAGTTGTTTTGGAAAGACGGATGGAATAACTATATTTCTAGTCACGACAAACTTAATTCTAAGCAATTAATTGTAATCGAACACTTAAATGATGACGAAAAGAAAATGAGAAAAGAGTGGTTAGAGTTTATGACAACAACAAAATCAAAAAAAGTTAAAGACGAAGATCGAGTAATTGTGAAAGACTTATTGAGTGAAATATGAGGTGCAAGGTATTAAATGAGAAGATTAATTTGGTATATCAGGTCTTGTTTCTGTAAACATGATTGGGAACAGATATTTGAGTCTGCAATATATTATGGCGACAGATCTACAAAACCTTATAGATGTGAGAAGGTTTATCGCTGCAAGAAATGTGGCTGTGAGAAAAGATATGTAATAGAGTAAAATCTGAGTTTTATGTAAAGAGAGGATGATGAGAAATGAGTTGGTGGACATATGTAAAGGGATTTGTTGAAGTTAGACCATTTGGAAGAACACAGGCAGAGGAAAGATACATACTTGAAACTGCATTGAATCATTTGCCTAGAGTAACAGGGTCTGAAAGCGATATGAATATACATATAGTTCAAAAAGCAGGATATGATATGAGCGATTCATGTAATGAATTTGAACAACGAACTCATTTTGGAAATGGTAGAAGAGGAAATTTCGAAACACAAGGAACATATTATTTGTTAGTCGAAGGCAGTTTGCGAGACAGAGAATTTCAAGAAACATATAGAGAATTACAAAAATGGCTATGTCGGCTTGCTAAAAGAGTTAGTGTCCAAGATGTAATGATTGAGGTCAAAGCATGGAACAGAAATAAACTTATTAGAAATGATAAAGGAATTTATACTCAAATGCTCGAAGATGTTAGTTGGATAAACAAGAATAGCACTAATTGGTGCGAATATCTAATGTGGAAACCTTATGGAACACATAGAATGGTTGGTTATCCTGAGAAGCTTGTAGAAAAATATTATCCAGAGATATACAAGAAAGAAAAGGAGTATGAGGAATGATAAATATAGTTGCGATTATATTGGGAACGATTGTTGGTAACATTATTGGTAACGAAATATTTGATAGTTTGTATCGAAAAGATAAACGTGTTAGTGATTTTCACAAGGATAATGATGTATCACTGCGTACTCGGACAGAAAATGATATGAAGCAATTAGATATGATGTTTGATGATCAGGTTATTAGGATATTAAGAGATATTCAAAACCATTGGTTACCTGAAAGACCAATAATATACGGAGATGATCGTATGTATACAGAGTCACAATACCAGGCAGAAAAGATGCATCAGGCTATTGACGATGCCGTTACTGTGTTATTAGAAAAAATGTAAAGTGAGGTAATTAATATGGGAGCCAATATTGAGTTTGCCATTGGCTATGCGATCGGGTTTTGTATTGTTGGAGTGATTGTATTCCTGAGATACGAAAGAAAGATGGATCGGATGAGGCAGACAAATGTAAATCTGATCTTAGATAAGATGTCGTTCATGGCTGATGCTAACAACAAAGAAAATGATACATATAATAAGGAAGAAACTCGTTCAGATGTTAAGGACGCAGTGAAGTATGCAATGAAGAAAAGTCATCCAGATAATGGTGGCAGTGCAGATGATTTTAGAAAATTTAGAGAGCTTTATGAAGAAATGGAAGGTAAGTAAATGCTAAAGGTCGGAGATAGAGTTTATATTTATAGAATGAAGCCAGCGGCTAAAGGAGGTTTGGTTAGAAATAACGACAAAGGTACAATTACTCGCATCGGAACAGATGAGATTGGTCGCAGATATGGGTATAGATATATGACCGTTAAATTTGACAAACCAGTAAATACCTCTAATCGTGATATTTACTCTTTAGAATTTTTTGAAAACAAGGATGATCGTAAGATAGGTAGAATACGAGATATTGGATTCTTACTATATGGTAGAAAATGTGAGGAATAAGACTCATGAGTAAACAAGAATCATTGAAGTTTTTGCAAGGTTTGATTGACGAAGTAGAAAATTGGACAAAAGAAGATATTGAGCGAGGTCGGAAGTTGATGGAGAAAATATATAAAGAAGAACCAAAAGAAGTTGAAAATAGTGATGGGTATTGGGAATTTATAATGCCAGATGGTAAGGTAGTGAAGTAGATATGGCTAAGAAACAAAATAAAAATTTTAAAATATTTGGTGTGTTTTTGGAATATAAAAATATTCTGCTCAAATAGTTTTTGAGTACGCCAAAAGTGAGGTTTGTTATAGCACTCACTAAAATCTATGTTATTTTGTCGGATTTATGTTATTTGTGGGTTTGGCAACTATAAAAAATAACAGAACTAAAGGAATTTAAACAAAAAAAATGAAAACAAGACAAGAACGTAAACAGGAAATAAAACGATTCTTTGATCAGCTGAGTCCCAGTGAATTGGACAGGCTGTTAGAAAGAAATGGAATTAATGACAAAGAGTCTGATGAGGCTCTTGCATATAGAATTATTAAAGAAGAAATTGAGAAAGGAGAGATATAATGAACAACTTCTTATATATTGAATCACGGGAAGAAGAGAATACATCCCTCGATTCTAAACGTGTTTTATTGAATGAAGAAAATTACAAACATATTATTTCATCATTAGATCATTATCCACCGACGGCAGACGAAGTTAAGAAAGCAATTTGTATTTTGACGGGACGATTGATCTACAGAAGCGTTTGGAATATGGAATCTGATATTGATAGTTTAAATATGAGTTTATCACCGCCAAAAGAAATGACGGTTGCAGAAATTGAAAAGGAACTTGGTTATAAAGTTAAGATTGTAAAGGAGAAATAATGCCAATGGCAAAAAAGAAACAAGGAATGTCGTTTGAAATGATGATGCAAAATATGGAAATTAATCCAAGACAATTGTATCGTCGTAGTTCGTGGAAGAAGACACGAACAACTTATGATTATGTGTTTATGATGTGCGAAGAAGAATTAAATGAGATTATTCCATTTGATAAAAAATATAAAATGAAACCACTCTTATGTAGAGACCAAAATGGAGTTATAACATTGGGATGGTTGCCTACACAAGAGGATATTTTCGCAAATGATTGGGTTGAGCAAGGATGGGATTTTAACAGTAAAAGGAAGAGGTGAGTAATTAATTGAATTTTATAAAAGCAATGACTGCAATAAAAAAAGACAAAACTACTATAAGAAGAGGCATTTGGGGAAAGGAAAAGTATTTGAAAATTTATTCGTCAGAATTAACTAATGTTTATTTTGAGTGTAATGATATGGGTGAATATAAGCCAGATTCAATTATTTTTTTATTTGATAAAGAAAACGCAGAAGTTTGGATACCTCTTGCGGAAGATGTATATGCAGATGACTGGGAAATATATGTTGAGTCAATTAATAAAGGTGAGCAGATAAAGGAGGAAAAATAATGAAGTGTTTTTATCATGTTGATCAAGACGGAATCGTGTCTGGATTCTACGTCAGAAAAGCTTGTGAACAGCGAGGTTTAGCATTTGAACCAGAGGACTTCCGAAAAATTAATTACGGTATGAAATTCCCGTTTCATGACATTGAGCAGGATGAATTTGTGTTTATTGTAGACTACAGTATTGAGCCAGAAGAGATGTGGCAGTTGCTCAGTATTACAAAGAATGTATTTTGGATCGACCATCATCAGTCTACGATTGAAGCGTATAAAGATTTCAAGTGTGATGTAAAAGGAATCAGAATTACTGGAGCGGGTATTTCAGGAGCGAATTTGACATGGTTATATTTTAAATATATGTGTGATGAAAATTGGGAGCAAATTGAGAGGACGGATGAGAAAAATGTAAAAAGATTACTCAATATATATAAATATAAAGCAGATTATCCAAAACTGGCAGAATATACAGCCATGTGGGATACATTTTATTTTGGTGAAACGTCAAAACAATTCGTAAAAGCATTTCACTATGCATTTGAATCGTATGATTTTGATGCGTTAAGTCCATTGCTAAACACGTTAAATAAAGATCAAGGAATTTATGAAGCAGCAAAAATTATTGGTGATATGATAGCAGATGGCTTATCAATTATTGAGTATTTAGCAGCAAATGCAGAACAATATCTTAGAGCATATGGTTTTGAAACCATATTTGAGGGACATAAAGTCTATGCAATCAACAGAGCGTTAATCAATTCTGATTTCTTCGAATCTATTGATGCTTCTAAATACGATATGTTTATCGGTTTTTCATTCAATGGAAGTATGTGGGAATATCAGTTACGATCCGCAGAACAGGATAAAGTAAATGTGTATGAGCTTGCTGTGAAATATGGTGGTGGTGGTCATCCAAATGCAGCTGGGTTCAGAAGTGATAAATATGTGTTAGGAGTGTGATGTATGTCAAGGAAAAATACAAGAGAAATTGAACTTGCTTTTAGTAAACACAGAGATCCAGATTGGGAAGCCGATGTTGAAATTTATGGTAAAAGAGTTTTAAAAACAGTTCGTGGTATTTGTCTTGGAGATGAATGGACGGAAATTGATTCATTGAAAAATAAAGATTGGATTGAGCTGTCAGATATGTTTGGTAATTTTGACAATCATAATCCCTATTTCAATCATAGCCCACAATATGTTTTATTGGATAAATTCTCTATAACATCTCCTGCGATATTGTGTAGCAATGAAATAGTTATGAAAAATGGCAAAGTTTTGAGTGTTGATAATATATCAGCAAATCTATCAGGCGAAAATGAGGTATACAAGATTTATTCAAATACGAAATATGATGATTATACATATTATGATGAATCAAAAAATTTAGTATTTGAATTAGCATCAAAAGATGTTGATAAGATAATCAGATTTATGAGAGATTTTATGGATGTATTGCGTGACAGTAAGTTAACAAAGTATAGAAATAGTAGTTTTTTATGGAGACTATTTAACACTCTTGATATGCCATATTTTAAACAAACATATTCCATGAATGATTTGAAAAAATATACAAACACATTTAGATCCGAGGTTTGTGGTCAACTAAAAGAAACTATTCCTAATTTTAAATATACTGGAGTTCCAATGGGCGGGTATATTGAAAGATATTTTGAATTAAGCTATGTAGAGGAAGTACAAAAATTCATTAAAGAACAGGAGGATAAAAAATGTGAAGAAATTAAATGATGAACAGCGAAAGCTGATTGAAGATAATTATTCTTTGATTTGGCATTTACATGAAAAATATTTTACAAAGTTTACAGATTTTGATACATATATGGATCTTGGTCGTATGGCAATTTGTAAAGCAGCATTAAAATGGGACGAGTCTAAAGGAACTTTTGGTACATATCTCTTCTGGGTATTACGTTCAGAAGTGAATCAATATTATACAAAATGGCACAGACCAACAGAAAAAATGAATAGGAATGCTGAATCGTTAGATACGCCATTGGCAGGATACGAACCAGAAGATGATATTACAATCGGAACAACACTGATGAGTAAAGATAATGTAGAGGATGAGGTGCTTACAAAGGTACATTTTCAAAATGAGTTTGATAAATTGGCACCGAGAAATAAAAAGATTATTACGTTAAAGCAAAAAGGTTTAACACAAAGACAAATTGCAAGTCAGCTTGGAATCACTCATCAGTGGGTTAGTCAAAATATTGTACAGTTTAAGAAAGCATTATGTGGATAAAAGAGGTGAGATCATGACAATTGAAGAAGTAAAAGATTACATAAACTCGTCTCCAGAGTATGACTTTTTACGAGATTATCCTCACAAAATCGTTTTTCTCACGCTAGGTGGAAGTTATGCCTACGGAACAAACACAGAGGATTCTGACATTGATTTACGTGGTGTTTTTCTTAGTGATAAAAGAGAGATTTTGTTGAACAATAATCAAAACAATCTTGAGAAGACCGATGATCGTAAAGACGTTGATGCTGTGCTATATTCGCATATTAAGATGATCAACATGCTTGCTAAGGGTAATCCTACGTTTTTAGAGCTGTTATATTTTGCGCCAGACCGTTATTTGTATGTATCCGATATTGGTATGGAGTTGATCAAAAATAGAGATATGTTCTTATCTAAGAGAGTTTATCATGCATATAAAGGATATATTTGTGATTGTCTGACTCGAACGAGTTTTAAGTATTATAAAAATAAAGATTCAGAGAAAGAAAAGCAAAAGGCAGAACGATACGCTAATAAATCAATGATGCATGCAGTTCGATTATTGTTACAGGGCATTGAATTATTACATAACGGAACAATGTTAGGATCTATGGACGACATAGGAAAAGATCTTGTAAAGATCAAAGAAGGATACAATAGTACGCATAAAACATATAGATTTGGCAAACACAATGAGCATACAGAATATTTCCCAAATCAATCATACGATGTTTTTATTGAAGGATTACTTTATCAATTTGATTATGATTATATGAATACTGATTTACCAGACGAACCAGATTGGGGTCGTATCAATAATTTCTTGATGACAACAAATGAACGAATTGTGAGAGGAATGGTGTAAAAATGTATGTAAAGATTGGAGACGAAATTGCTTTTCATCCTGGCGAATGCTTAGAAGAATTTGTTGAATCTTGCAGGATAACTCCTTATCAGCTTGCGAGTAAAATCGGCATGGATGTTGATTATGTGCAAGGGCTGATTAACGGATCACAAAGTGTTACAAAAGAATTTGCAAAAGCAATGGCAGATCATTATGGGTTCGCTGACGATGGGCGGTTCTGGTTAAATTTACAAGAGACATTTAATAAGAAGGTAGATGATAGAAATGTTTGAATTAATAAAACAACCACGTTCTGATAACGATAAACATACTAAATATGATGTTGTGCTTGATAAAGATTATACTGTAGAAGAATTTATTGATGCGATTGCAGATGGAAGAAATGGAACGCATGGTCAAATCACAATAAAAAATGATAAAGAAGCCATTGAATCATTTGTCTATAATATCGAGAGTATTGATTATAGACATTGTAAACTTCAAAATGCTGAAGAAAAAATTAAACAAGTATGGGCAGATGGTAGCTGGTTAAAAATCAATTATACTATCTTACTTGAAAACAAACAGGAAACACAAAAAGGTGCGCTCAGATTTATTGTTAAGAAGCCAAATGGGGAAGAATCAGTGGTGGTTATTTTTAAGAACAAATCCGATGGCACATATTCATTTGTTAATTTGACAAAAGAGCATATTTGTTCATGTAAATTTAAAACAATTGAGGAAGCCATTCAGGATATGAATGATCGCTTAAGAAAAGGATTGATTGAGTCCTATATTGTGAAAGGAGAAAGAAATAGTGAGTGACGTATTTCAGATTTATTTAGCAGGCGGTATGCAGGATCTGTCGTTTGAAGAACAGGATGCGTGGAGAAAAGAAATTTGTAGGTGTATCAATAGTTGCTGCGAGAAATCATTGGTTGATGTAAAACCAGTTAGTATTATCAATCCAGTAGATTATTACAATTTCGAAAATGACAAACATGAGACAGAAAAAGAAGTTATGCGATTTGATACTCGTCTTGTTAAGAATAGTGATTTGATTATTGTGTATGCAAATGATCCAAAGAGTATTGGCACATCTATGGAAATTGCTATTGCTCATGAAAACAATATTCCAGTATTGATCTTAAATGATGGTAATGAAAAACTTCATTCTTGGTGGATTGAGATGTCTGATAGGGTGTTTAGTGAGTATATTGGTCTGTGTCAATATGTTGTAGATTTTTATTTAGAGATGAAACATTATTGTTGTGTACATAATGTGACAATAAAATAGGAATTTGAGGCAAAATGAAAGGAGTTGAAACATTATCACAGCAGAAAAACAAGGTAAGTTTATTATTTTCCATTTGGATGATGGTAAAACTTGCAAATATGATTTATCAAATGGTGATTGTTATGGCAAAAGTGGTAAGAAAGTGAAAGCTTTAAATAATATTCTGTCTGGACATTCAGCTGATGAATTGGATAAATTATTTGTGTCCGATCCACATTATGCGGAGTTTTTAAAATATGTAAACTGGCGAAAAAATTGTGAAATGGGAAGAACTACATGGGGCTTCATTGATTATAATTTAGGAACATTGTTTAAATATGCAAGTAAATATTCGGTATGTGAACAGTTCTTTGCTATAGGATTTACACATAAACAAGTCACAGAAGATTTTAAATATTCAATCAATGAAGTACCAAAATGGTTAAGAAATTATTGTCTTGGTGTGAAGAATAGACGATTGTTAAGTAATGATTTTGTTGATTTTTATAAGATGTATCCAGATTATGTACAAAAGATTTTACAGACAGAGTATATGACATTAACTAAAGAATATTTAATAAATTTCTTCGAGGATAATCATAGATATCGTTTTACGAAAATTTTGGAGGCTTTAAATCAGGATTATGGCTATAATCTTGCAGATGTGTTTGTTTATATAGATAGAATAATTACATTTGAAGCTGCTACCAATAGTATAAATTGGTTACTCGGAGAATTGCGTGATTATGCCCGTATGATGGACGCAATCAGTCATAAATTTGATAGATATCCAAGACATTTCAAAACAACAATGGATATTGTCACAAGAAATTACAAAAGATTGCAAAAAGAATTTTCGGAAGAAGTCTTTAAGAACCGTATTAACAAAGAATACGAATTTACATATAAAGGACTGAGATTCTTTTATCCAGATTCTACTCAAGACATTAAAGACGAAGCGGTGCAGCAAAATAATTGTGTGGCAAGTTACATAGATCGAGTCATTGATGGCGAATGCCATATTATGTTCTTGAGAAGAGTAAAAGAACCAAACAAATCGTTAGTGACGATTGAAATACAAAATGGACGAATCGTACAAGCACTGCAAAGATTCAATGATCCTCTAACTGCCGATCAACAAGAAGCGGTTGATGCATGGAATAAACATTTTAGTAAGAAAGGTAAGGTGGCAGCATGATTAATATTAATGAATTGACAACAGATCATAAGATTAAATTAAAGAAACCAATGGGATGCTTCGATAATCTTGGCGAGGTATGTGAGATTGTTAAGATTGATACAGATGAAAATGTTATTAATTTTAGATTTGGTGTAGATGGAGTACATCTTGGCGTGATGTCAGGAGATGAATTGGAAAAATATTTTGATGTTATTGAACCAACTGTTATTCCTGATGATTATGAGTGGCATCCATATGGTTTTATTGAAGATAATCAGGTTATGTATCATGCTCTTAAGAATGGTAGTATTTCGATGGAGACTACATATGATGGAGATGGAACAATTTCTGTTGTGTATGAGCACCCTGAAAATCCTTATCGGCAAATTAAAAATGGGCAAAGAGGTAGGTTTTATTGTGAAGATTTGAAAGTAGCATTTTTTAAATTAAAGAAAACATACTATGACAAATTATATGAAGATATACAAGAAGAAGTCATGTTGGGTTTTGTTAAAAATAAAGACAAATTAGAGCCAGTTGAAGTCAATGAATAGTAGGATGCAATGATAGATAATGTTAAATTAACAATCAGAATATTTTCAATTGCTGTGTGCGTATTGTTGTATGTAGCTGCCTGGGTTTGGTTCATAATTACTGCTCGTGATGACTCGGACAATTGGGGTTCACCTGTCCATGCGGTATTTCTTTTCTGGATTATGTTACATGTAGTATTCTTAATTGAGCTAATTCTATGGGCTTGGTGCTAGAAAGAGGTGATAAAGATGGGCGATTTCAAAGTTGGAGACGAAGTGTATTTTGCTTGGTACGATGAACCATATACTGTTAAATCTGGAATTATTACGGAGATTAAATGTCTTGGCGATCTAATATATATAATGATACAAGACAGTATAACGCATGGTTTATATATGGTTCTTTTAGAAGAGATATATCGCACTGAATCAGAAATAAAAGCGGTTCTAAAACGAGAGTTTTATGGCAAGGTAAATGAGGTTAAAAAAGACATTCATACTTTAGAAGATTTGCTGAAATTTATGTATGACAATGATCTCACAGATTGGTCATCAAAATCTATAAATGGCTGGCAGACAGATTGGGTAGGTCGTGTTGCAGTAAGAGAACTAGCAAAAGAAATTTGCGGTATTGAGTTAGGAGAGTAATGTAGATGGAGAAAGAAAAGAAAAATAAATTACATACATCTGAAGAAATTTTAAATGCACTGCATGTGATTCAGGATACGTGCGAATATTATCAGAGCAATATTGTCGATAGAGATCGGTGTAAGCAATGCCCTTTATGCACGAGAATCGAAGATAATGATACGTGTACAATTACAGATTTAGAGCCTGATAATTGGAGTATTGCAGACAATCCAGATACTACATGGCGAGCATTTGAAAAGTAGGAGATGAAGATTTATGAGTGAGAAAAATTATGGAGAGTATACGGAAGAAGCAGTTGCTGTTGCATTAAAAACAATTCAAGATATTTGTACTATTAACAAAGATAGTTGTGGTTGTAATATCACATGTCCGTTTTTAAAATTACTAGATGGAGGGACTAGGCAAATATGTCCTATTACCTCTAGTCATCCTGGTTATTGGAGATTGAACGAATTTCCGCCCAAACAATGGGTGCCTTTTTGCAAGGGATAATTACATAAGAACAAGTAAATAAAGGAGTAAATGTCGTTGAAATTAAATGACGAACAGAGAAAATTAGTAGAACAAAATCATAATTTGATTTACTCTGCTATGCGTAAATTTGGTGTACGCAGACAAGATTTTGATGACTATTATGGATTCGCTGCCATTGGGTTGTGTAAGGCAGCAATTGATTATGATGAATCCAAAGCTAAATCATTCTCTACATATGCATATAAATGTATGCAAAAAGAAATTATAGCATATACTCGATGGAGATTTGCAGATAAAAGAGATGAACGACTTACCTTATCGTACAATCAGTTAATGAATGATTTAGATGAAGACGAAAAAGAATATTCTTTTTTGTTAGCTGATAAAAAAAATAATGAAAAAAAATTAATTTTCTTTTTGTGTTTTGATGAGCAAATGCGAATACTAAATAATAAGGACAGGTTAATTATTAATTTAAAGGCAAAAGGGTATACGAACGAAGAAATAGGAAATACCCTTGGTGTTACATATCAAGCAATTCAATATCAATTGAAAAAAATTAAAAATAAATTAATCCCATCCTTATAATTTCAAAAAAGCTTTTTGCTTTTATTATTTTTTTTGACGCATTTGTTATAAATGTGCTAGAACGATTATAACAATATAAGACGATCATATAAAATTATTTTTTGTTCCTGTTAGCTTTGGCAGAGTTAACAGTGGATATAAATTGATGACTTATTTACAAACTAAAAACTAACTAAACAAATTTAATAACAGAAAGAGGTAAATTCATTTGGCAGAAAACACAAAATCTAAAAGACTTTTCAACTTACCAGAAACTAAAGGTACATTCCAGTTAGAAGGACTGATTACTGATTGTGCGAAAGACGACTTTTATAAGGAAGGTAAAACCAAAAAAGGTAAAGATAAACGAACATTATCTTTCGGAGTTAAAGTAGAACCTGACGTAAAAGTTGGATGTAAAATTCAGGCATTTGAGAAACCTACAGTATGTTTTATCAAACGAGAGAAAGATGGTACATACAAAACTAAAAAAATTCCTTGGGCGGATCGTTTTAAATCAGCTGAAGAATTAGGACTTGGCGAAGGTTGGGAAATTATTGGTTCAAGAGCAGGTCTTGAGAAAGAGACTAATGGCAAAGGACAGGTCGTTAACAAAAAACTGGTATTAGATCCATTTGATTTAACAAAATATGCTTCAGAACACATGGCAGATAATCAGAGTGTATTCATCAAAGGTGATATTGAATATGGAAGTTTTGCTGGGGAAGACGGAACTAAACGCCAGTGGTCAAGAATGTCACCAACACAGATTAGTCTTACAAGCAAAGAAATTGATCTTGATGATGAAGAACGTAAAGTAAGATCTGATTTCAAGCAGACAATGGTATTCACAAATATTGAACAGGAAAAAGAAAATGATGTACCAACAGGACGTTTTATCGTTTATGGAAAGATTATTGGTTATTCATCTGTTGATGATGCTGAATTCTATATGACAAATAAGAAATTAGCAAAAACTTTCGACAAGAAGGTTAAACCATATTCGTCTATTGAAGTTTGGGGACATATTAAAACAGAGATCCAGACAGAAGAAGTCGAAGTAGAAGATGATGGATGGGGAGAGGCAGATCCTACAAAGAGAGTTGTAAATTCTGCAAGAAAAGAACTTATTATCACTGGTGCAAGCAAAGATAGTATTGATTCAGAAACATATACCAGAGAAGCAATTGATGCAGCGATTGAAGCTATTAAAAAGGCAGAAGCAGCGAGAAGTGACTTTGGTGAGTCTGATGATAAACAGACAAGTAGTTCTTCTACAGATGATGAATGGGGATCTGGTTTTGATGATTCTTCAGATGATACTGAAGGCGATGTTTGGTAATAACAATTCTAAAGTATTTCACAAATAAATAACAAAAATAATATATACATAAAGGAGTTTTACATTTGGCAAAAGCAAGAAAAGCAGCAAAAACACAGAGTAAGTTGATGACTATTATTTATGGAGAATCTTTCACTGGTAAGAGTACACTGGCAATGCAATTAGCATATTTTAAACGACCAGATGGAAAGCCTTTCAGAATCTTATATTTAGATTCTGAATCAGGAAGTATTGATGATTATTTACCAGAATTAGAGGCAAATGGTGTAAATCTTGAAAATATTTATATTGTATACACTCAGAGTTTAGGAGAAGTTAGATATTATATTGATACGGTTAAAACAAATAGTGACTTCTATGAGCTTAACGAAAAAGGAGAAGAAACTGACGATGTAGTTTTAGATGCAGATGGTCTTCCATTTAGAGCTGACGCAATTGTTGTAGATGGATCAACAATCTTAAATCTGACTACAAAACAGGGATTGATTGAGTTCTCTAAAAAAAGAAACCGTGTAAAAGCGGATGCTGCAAATATGACAGGTGAAGCTAGACTTGTCAAAATTGAAGGATCAGGTATGGAACTAAAAGATTACCAGACTGTAAACTTTAAAGGTCAGGATTTAATTCTTGATTTATTAGCTTCTGGGGTACATTGTGTTGTAACAGCAAGAGAAAAAGATGAGACCGAATCTAAGATGATTGATGGTAAGAGAGAAACTGTTACTACAGGTCGCAAGATTATTGATGGGTTCAAGGGTATGGATTACAATGCAAAAACAGTAATTCGTACATTCGTTGATGATGAGACTGACATGGTTTGTGCACAGATTGTGAAAGATAGAACACACACATATAAAAAGAATGAAATTGTTGAAGATCCACAGATGTTAGCATGGCAGAAAGTTATTGACAATTCTGTTGGAAACAAAGAGTTTACACTTGGTAATGCTCTTACAAAAGCAGTAGATGTTGAACAGAAAATCTATAAGAGAGAAATTCTTGGAGAAGCAGGTAAGCCAGTTTCCGAAGAGGAAGCAGAAAAAGAAGAATCTGGTGTGTCATCCAGTGAATCATCTAGTAAAAAAGATTCTGTTCAGGATGTAAAAAAACGAATTTCTGACAGAATCAAAAAATTAGCTCCTCCAAAACGACAGGAAATGAAAGATAAGCTCGCCAAAGAAGGATTACCTACCGCCTTTAGTCGTCTTAATGATCTTGCTCAGCTAAAGAAGATTGAAGAAATCTTAGTGAAAAAAATCAAAGAAGATCAGGAAGGATAAGGTGAAATTACAAAAGGGTTTATGTGGTAGCCATTTTGGCTACCTAATCCTTTGATATTGGACGAGGAGTAACTGTAGCATGGCAGATGTTTTAACAGTAAAATGCGCTTATTGTAAAGAAGTAATTGAACTTGATTTAGATAAAGTGCAAGAGATTGTTAAATATGACAATAGTTATTATCACAAAGAATGTTTCCGCAAAATGTGTGAAGCAAAATTATTATCCAAAAATACTAAACATGACAAATGGTTATCTGCATTGTCTAAGATTGATGAATATAATCAGAAAGCACGAGTGTTACTTGAACCAAGATTGTTAGAAGACAAAGTATATCGGTTTATTCTTGATAATTATAACTACATTGGTTCTGTACCAGCATATGTTTTTACAAAATTGAAAAGTATTTATAAAGGTACATATCGTGGTCTGGCGAAACCAATTCCACCAAGTGATCTTTTAGATATGTGGAAGCGTCAAATGAAATATCTTAAGAAAAATCGAACATTTTTGATACAAAAAGGAACGATGGATGAAGATAATCCAACGCACCAGGTTAATTATGATTTGGCAGTTTTAGTAGGAAAGTATGATAGTTATTTACGATGGAAAGAGAAACAGAAATTAAATGAAGTAGACAAAAAGAATAATGAAAAATTTGCAAAATCTTTTGTTGAAACAAATAATATCACAACTCAGAAAACTGTAGTAACAGCCACACAAGACGATAACATGGACGACATTTTAAGTGATATTTTTGGTGAGGGACTTGATTGACAGAAGAAGCAGTAGAACGTAAAAGTGTAACTAACATTCAGAGTGAAATGATGTTTATCGGTGCTTTGTATAAACAGCCAGATTTATATGTTTCTTATGGTGGATATATGAGAAGTCAGTATGATTTCAGCGATGAGGCATGTAAATTCTTCTATGATATGTTTGAGATTATGTATAAAACATTTACTCAGACGATTGAGGAGGATAAGGTAAATATGTTCATGAGTCAATCAGATGAAAGACTTAGGACATACAAAAGATACAAAGGGTGGAAGACGATTTCATCATGGATGCAGGTTGCAGATTGTGATGATTTTAAAAAATATTATAATCTCGTTAAGAAATATTCTCTTGTAAGAGAGTATGACAGAAATGGATATCCTGTTCAACGAATTTTAAACCATAGGTTATTTGAAAAATGGGAAGCAAAAGATATTTATAGAGTGATTCGATCTCAGGCAGACAAAATTAACACTGTTATTAGCGCAGGCGAAGATTCTGTCTTATTGAATAGTGGTGTTGAATCACAGGTTGAATCATTTTTATCAAAACCAGATTTAGGGATTCCTTTACCTTGGGCGATTCTCAATAAGATGTTCAGAGGATGTCGCCTTGGAAAGGTAATTTTTAATGGATTCTTAAGCAATGAAGGAAAATCAAGAAATATGATGTTGTTGATTGCATATATAGTATTGGCAATGGACGAGAAATTTTTATTACTCAGTAATGAGATGGATGAAGACGATTTGCGAAATTGCTTAGTCGTTACAGTAATCAACAACAAATGCTTCAAAGAGCTTCATGGGATTGATATTGAAAAGCCAGAAGAAGAAATAGTTCTTGGTATTTACAGAGATAACAATGGCAATGTGGTTGAAAGAAAAACAAATGAAAATGGAGACTTTATTGAAACAGAAGAGGAATACAAACATAGAGTGGCTACTACATCAGATGAGTTTCAAAAAGTTATGCAAGTTGCAAAATGGGTTGATCAGAAACGTCAAGGGAAATTATATTTCAAAGATGTTGGCTCTGATTACTCAGACTCAGCATTAGAGTTTGAATTTAGAAAACATCGTATGTTATATGACGTGAAATATTGTGGTTATGACACGTTAAAAGGTTATCGTATTGATGATTGGCAAACGGTGAAACAGACAGCCACAAAAATTAAAGAGCTTATGAAAGAAATTCATATGTTTTGTTTCTCTGTATTCCAGTTAACTGATGATACGGTGTATACAGATATATTCCAGCTAAGTAGTAATAATATTGCCAATGCAAAACAGATTAAGCACGTTGCTGACATCTTAATGCTTGGTAAAAGATTACATCCTGACGAATATTACAAATATCAGTATATATCAATTAGTGATTGGGGAGAGCCACAGGCGCACGATCTAAAAAAGGACAAGACATATTTCTGTATTAAGGTTGATAAAAACCGAGGCGGTAACAAGAATGTTATTCCAATTTTTGAAATCAACTTGGATTTAAATACTTGGGATGAAATAGGATATGTCATAAAACGAGAGAAAAACGGAGCGTAGGTTATGGATGTAGCACAGCTAAAAGAATATATATACGACAATAATTATGTAGAAAATATTCTGAAAGATATAGGCTGTCATCATATTAAATATCATTCGTCTGGATATTGGAGCTGTGCAAATAAAGATGGGGATAATGAATCCGCAGTTATTACATATAACAACGAAAACCTAAATTGCACAAATTATACAAGAAAAATGACAGCAAAAGAAAGACAGACAGATTTAATTGACTTGGTATGTTTTACAAAAAGTCTGTCTTTCCCAGACGGTTTAAAATATCTAGCCAATTTGATCGGCATAGATTATTATCATGATTTTAATGAGCAACTGCCAGAAAGTTTGCAGATCACTCAATTGATTCATGATATGAAAGAAAATATAGAAACCGAAGAAGATAAACCAGTCAAACCAATTTCAAAACGAATTCTTTCTTATTATATGGACTATGTTAATGATCTGTTTTATGAAGATCATATTACTTATTTAACACAGAAAGAATTTAATATTGGCTATGACGAAGATACAAACAGAATTACAATACCTATTTTTTCTGAAATTGGCGATTTGGTAGGTGTTAAAGGACGATTGTTCAAGAAAGAGTTAGATAAACATGATTTGAAATATTTATATATTGAACCATGCGCTAGACAAAGAATCTTATACGGATTGAATAAAACTCTACCTTATATAGAAAGGGTTGGAAGAGTATATGTTGCAGAAGCAGAAAAAGCTGTCATGCAGCTATGGTCATATGGATATCAAAATGTTGTGGCAACTGGCGGCAAGCAAGTTTCAAGACAGCAAATTGATATGTTAACAAGACTCGGAGTTGAAGTAGTATTTATTTTTGACAAAGATGTTGAGTTAGAAGAGATTCAAAAGCTTGGCGATCGTTTTATTGATGGAGTTCCGATTTCATATATTATGGATAATTCAAAAGAAGGAATCCTTGATGAAAAAGAATCACCTACTGATGATCCTAAAAAATGGGAACTATTGTTAAATAACTATTTGTATACACTTAAATAAGAACAGGCAGGTTATACATATAAAATACAAATTATATGAAGGTGGCACAAATGATACCTCTAATGTTGTGCCAGAAATTTTAAGAAATAGAGGGATTGATGATTATGAAACGTATTTGAACCTCGATGATAGCGTAATTCAAGATTATGCTGATTTAGAGGGTATCAAAAATGCAGTAAATACAACGATTTTTGCACTTGAAAATGGACATAAAATCGGTATTTTAATTGACGAGGACGTAGACGGATTTTGCTCGGCTTCGATGGCGTATATGTACTTAAATCGCATTAATAATGAACTTTATGATGGTAAGAGTAACATTTGTTACTTATTACATAAAAAAGCAAAAGCTCATGGATTAAGTGAAGATATTACTATACCTGAAGACGTGAAACTTCTAATAATTCCAGATGCAGGCACCAATGATATAGCACAATGTACAGAACTTGTAGACCGTGGCGTACAGATTGTAATTCTTGATCACCATGAAAAAGAAGAATCTGAAGAAATAATGCCAGAGGAAGTTGTAATTGTAAATAATCAGTGTAGTCCACGATATAGAAATAAAGACTTATGTGGGGCTGGGATTGTCTATAGATTTTTACAGGCAATGGATGATGAATTATGGATTAATTATGCAGATGATTATTTAGATTTATGTGCATTAGCCAATATTGGTGATGTGATGGATATGAGATCCTTTGAAACACGTCGTTTAGTCAATAAAGGAATACAGAATATTCAGAATGAATGCTTCAAAGCGCTGATCAATGCACAAGATTATTCAATGCATAGTATTGTTAATATTCATAATGTTCAGTGGTATATCGTTCCAATTATCAATGGTATGGTACGATTTGGTTCTTTGAAAGATAAAGAATTAGTTTTTAGAGCATTTATTGAAGACTATGAGGTATTTGACTATAAGAAAAGAGCAACAAAAAACAACCCTGCGGAAGTAATCAAAGAGAATATTTACGATCGTGCTGCTCGATTATGCAAAAATGCTAAAGGCAAACAGGATCGTCAAAAGAAAAAGATGGTTCCGATTATTATGAAAGAGGCAGAAAAAGATAAAGATAGTAAGATTACTATTCTTGATGTTACAGAAACATTAGATAGCAGTTTGACAGGATTGGTTGCTATTAAGATTGCTGAAGATATGAACAGACCATGCTTGTTATTACGAAAACATATTAATCCAGAAACAGGATTAGTAGAAATGAGTGGTAGTGCAAGGAATGTAGACCATAGCCCGATTGATAGTTTGAAAGATGTGATATCCGAAACAAATTCATTTTTATGGGCAAAAGGTCACGCCAATGCATTTGGATGTTCGACAGATAATATCTCTAAAGCAATCACAGAATTAAACGACAAGCTGAAAGATATTAAATATGATGCAACTTATAGAGTTGATTTCATTGTAGATGCTTGCAGATTAGATTTTGAACTACTACAGGAAATGTCTAAATTAGATGATATTCGTGGGCAGGGTATTGATGATCCGATGATTGCTGTCAAGAATATTACATTAAATAAGGAAGAGATTAATGTTGTTGGTAAAAAAATGGATACAATGCAATTCAAGATTAATGATATTCCATGCGTGATGTTTAGATGTGATGAAAAAAATAAGATTTATGATTGGATTATAAACGATTTTTCTGACGAAGGTACAGTTGCATTTGAATTAGTAGGAACTGCACAGACTAATATCTTTAACGGAATTAGACAATATCAAATTGCGGTTGATGATATTAATGTTCTGAGCATCACAACAGATGAAGAATTAGACGAAGATATTTGGGATTGAGGTGAAAGTTAGTGAGCAGTTCATTACATACACATTCGCATTATTCATTGTTAGATGGATATGCATTACCTGAAGAAAACTTACAAAGAGCAGAAGAGATAGGACTAAAAGCACTGGCTATCACAGAACATGGAAATGAGTATAGTTGGTGTTATTATGACAAACTTCATGAAAAATATCCGAATATAAAACTGATTTTTGGAGTTGAATTCTATGAATGTTTTGATATGACAGAGCAGAATAAGGATAGCAAATATTTCCATTTAATTGTATTGGCAAAGAATGAGAATGGTAGAAAAGCAATTAATCAATTGGTAACTGATTCAAATTTTCATGGATTTTACTACAAGCCACGAATTGATCTGAATGCGTTGAAACCATATGCTAAGGATCTGGTTGTGAGTAGTGCTTGTTTAGCATCTAAACTTGCCAGAGAGCCAGATTATCAGAAATGTGTTGAATATGTTCGTGAATATAAAGAGATTTTTCCACATTTTTATTTAGAAATGCAGTCACATTCACATCAGGATCAAATGGTATATAATCAGAAAATCTTACAGCTTTCAGTAGACACTAATACACCATACATTATCACAACTGATAGTCATGCTGCTAGAAAAGAAGATCTGTATTATCAGAACTGGCATGTAAAGCTTGCTCACGATACTGAAACCGCAGCAGAAATTTATGAAGGATGTTATTTACAATCTGACGATGAAATTCATGCAATTATGGATAGTCAAATTGGAGAAGACGCAGTGACCAAAGGGCTTGAAGAAACTGATAGGATTGCAGATTTAATTGATGAAATTCACATGCCATTTCAAGCACCTCAGTTACCATCTTTCCCATTACCAGAAGGATTTGAAGATAATTATTCTTATTTAAAGTATCTGATTGATACAGGGTGGGTAAAACGAGGATTCGATAAATTACCAGAAGATGAGCAGAAACTTAGAAAAGAAAGAATTGATTACGAATTAGATATTATTCATTCAATGGGATTCGATGGATACTTCTTGATTGTTTGGGATTTTATCAACTTCGCAAGAGAAAATGGTATTCCAATTGGTGCTGGTCGAGGTAGTTGCGCAGGTAGCTTAGTGTGTTACACGATTACAATTACAGACTTAGATCCTATCAAATATGGACTGATTTTTGAAAGATTTTTGAATCCAGAGCGAATTTCAATGCCAGATACAGATACAGATGTTGGCACACGAGATGAGATTATCCAATATTTGATCGATAAGTATGGCGAAAACAGGGTATGCCAGATTATCAATTTCAGTTTTATTACTCCAATTGTGGCAATCAAAGATGTTGGCAAGGTCTTAGGGTTCAATTATCACGAGATGGATAAATTAAGTAAAAAATTTGTATATGACACGATTGAAGAATCTTTATGGAATAACAGAGATTTAGCAGAGAACCCAAGATATGAAGAGCTTTTTGACGTTGCATCTCATCTTGCAGGTAGAGTAAAAACAGTATCTTCTCATGCAGGTGGTGTGGGGATTGTAGATACAGATATTAGCGATTATATGGCAATGAAACTTGGAACTGACGGAGAGCACGTCATTCAAGTAGATAAACGTATCGTTGAAGAAATTGGAATTATTAAATTTGATATTCTAGGTGTTGCCACATTAAACACTGTAAAAGAAGCTGAAATTGACGCAGGGTTAACTGAGTTTGATGTAAATATTAACAATCCAAAATTTGAAATGGACAAAGGATCATATGAATTATTGCGTAGTGCAATGACTAATGGTGTTTTCCAAGTTGAAAGTGCTGGTATGAAGGACTTGTTGATTAGGTTACAAGTCTCAAACATGGAAGAATTAGCTGCTGTATTGGCATTGTACAGACCAGATGCAATGGATGTTTTAGAAGAATTCATTGAGTACAAGCATCATCCAGAGAAAATTACATATATCCATCCAGATATGGAGCCAATCTTAAAGGAAACGTATGGATGTATGATTTACCAGGAGCAATTACTTGATATTGTTCGTAAATTTGGTGGTCGAAGTTATGGAGGAGCCGACTTATTCCGTAAGGCGATTGGTAAAAAGAATATTGAACTTGTGAAGTCTGAATCTAAAAAGCTTTATTACGAGATTATTGAGAATGGATATCCTGAAGAAATTGCAAAACAGATTAGCGAGACGTTATCCCAAAAAGGGGGATACTTATTCAATAAAAGTCATGCGTACTCCTATGCTGTATTATGCTTACAAACAGCGTTTTTGAAGAAGCATCACGCATTATGCTTCTTTAAGGCATTATTGAATCGCAATAAAGATAAGGCAGGAATGGTAAATAAATATATTCTTGATGCCAAGGCGTTTAAGATTCAAGTGTTACCACCAAACTTAAATAAATCAATGATGAATTTCAGTATTGATGATGTGTATATATTGTTTGGATTATCGGCTATCAGTGGTATTGGAGAAAAAATTGCAAAGGTAATTCTTGAAGACCGTGATGAAAATGGTAAATTCATAGGGTTTGAAAACTTTTGCAAACGTATTAATCCAAGTAAATCACAGGTTATTCAGTTGATTAAGGCAGGTGCAATTCCGACAAAGAATAAACGTAAAACTTTAATTCAGTATTTGAAATCTATGTATCAGCCAACAACATTCAAGCCAGTTGCAAAAGCACCGAGTTACAAACAGTTACTTATTAAATGGGATATTGACGCTGAATATTACCGTATAGGTGAGAAGAAATATGATTACGACAAAGATGCAATATTAAAAGCTTACAACGATAAAAGGTATGAATTGTATAAAGATAAGGAAAAAGAACGATTTCAGAAATTTATCGCACAGAATCAAAAATATCTTGAGAATGAAGATTTTTGGGAATTTGAAGCATTGCAAATCTTTATCAACGATAACCCATTTGATCAGGCATACAAGTATATGTCAAAACAATTTCAAGATGTTGAAAATGGAGATGATTGCACTGTGGTTGCAGTGATCGCTAAAGTTGATAAAAAGAAAGACAAAAATAAAAAGACATTTGCGTATGTGAATTTATATTCTAGTTTTGGATTGACTGAGGCAATCGTCTGGCACTCACAATTGAAAGAATATGAAGACTTAATCGTCAAAGGGAATCAGATTGCTATGTTGTGTAGAAAAGATTCAGATGAAAAGGTTATTGCAAAGAAAATTAAACCATATAAACAATGGCTAGAAGATATTAAGAAAGTGAAGGGGGTTGTCGCCTAAAGTGGTGGATAGTACAAAAGAATATGAGTTTGAGATTGTCCCATTATATCAGATTTATTATAATGCAGAATCTTTGTTTGGAATTTACACATTCTGTACGGCAGAAGATTTACCAGAATGCAAACCATATAACAATAATGATTTTGATGACTTATCCGATAAAAAAATGAACAAATGTGGCAAATTGGTTGGTAATATGCAGGAGTTGTATTTAGGAACGAAATATAAGGTTAAAGCCAATATGGCATATTCTAAGAAATACAATGAATACCAATATAAACCACTTTCTATAGTTGCCGAAGTTCCTAAAACTTTTGAAGCACAAAAGGTATTTTTAAAAACACAGACGAACGCAGCGATCGCAGATCAGTTAATTGCGAAATATCCTAATGTTGTTGAAGATGTAATGAATGGTCAGTTAGAGATGATTGACCATTCAGAAATCAAAGGGCTAGGAGATAAAACTTGGAAGAAGCTTAGAGATAAAATTATTAAAAACTATGTGATTTCTGATATTGTTGTAATGTTGCAACCATATGGGGTTACGTTACCAACGATTGAAAGATTATTGAAATCCGAACCTAATCCAAGTGTTTTAAAAAAACAGATTGAACAAAATCCATATATACTCACTAGAGTAAAGGGCATGGGGTTTAAACGAGTTGATGATATTGCGCTCAAATTAAAACCAGAATTGCGATGCTCAAATCAACGGTTAAATGCATTTATTTCTTACGACTTGCATCAAGTTGGTGATAATGATGGACATACATATGTATATATCAAAAATTTAAGAAGCGATATTAGTAATGCAGCGTCTGAATGCCTACCTATATTTGACGAATGGCTTGATGAAGAATCAGATAAAAAAATACCAAATTATTTATATACATCTGGAGATAAAATTGGTCTGAAATCGTATTATACAATTGAAATGGATATTTACGAATTGATTAAAGATATGGAGAAATATTCATTTGGAAATACAACAGATTACGAACCAATAACAGATAGTGAGATTAGTCAGACGATTTCTGAAGTTGAAGATGAAGAAGGGTTTATGTTTTCAGAAGAGCAAATTACAGGAGTTAACAAAGCATTAAATTGCCAAGTTGTGTTTATTTCTGGAGAAGCTGGAACTGGTAAAACAACAATTCTGAAACCAATTATTAAATGCTACCAAAAAAGAAATAATAGCATTGTTGCGTGTGCTTTATCTGCAAAAGCAGCCCAAAGAATTAAAGAAGCAACAGGCTTAGACTCACGGACTATTCATAGGTTACTTGTAGCAGAAGGTATTGATAGTTTTTGTTATAACCAAGATAACCCATTACCTGCTGATGTGGTAATCATGGATGAAAGTAGCATGACAAATGCGAGCCTTTTCTATAATTTTTTATTGGCAATTCGACCAGGAACACGATTAATTTTTTGTGGTGACTATATGCAGTTGCCGCCGATTGGATTTGGTAATATTTTCTCGGATCTGTTAAAAAAGAAAGGTTTAAATAGTGTACAGCTTACCAAACCGATGAGACAAGCAGAAAAATCTGGTATTTTAACGGATGCAAGAAAGATTCGCAGAGGGATTAATCCATTGGATAGCCCACAATTAAAAATTGTTCATGGTGAACTAAATGACATGTTCTATTTGTTCAGGAAGAATAGAGAATCGTTGTTTAACATGGCAGTAAAGCAGTATATTAAATCTGTTAAAGAGGAAGGGCTTGATAATGTTGTGATTATTTCCCCACGAAGAAGTAATTGTACGAACAGTACAGATGAATTGAATAAAGCAGTGCAGAAAGAATTATTTGCTGGTAGTAATAAACCATTTGTTGAATTCAAAGATCGTAAATACTATTTAGGAGATAAGGTATTACAGACTTCAAATGATTATGAGAGAGATGTATTCAATGGCGATATTGGATATATTACAGAAATTGATAAAGAAAAAGAAATATGTTTGGTATCTATGAATGCAAATATTGAAGAAAAGATGATTGAATATTCTTTTGCTCAGTTAGGACAACTTCAATTGGCATATGCATTAACAACGCATAAGCTTCAAGGATCGGCTGCTCAAACTGTAATTGGCATCATTGACAACACACATTACAAATTGCTTGATAACTGTATGCTATATACAATGTTAACACGAGCTAAGAAAAGATTTGCGCTCCTTGCAGAGCCAGAAGCGTTTAAGAGATGTATCGTGACAAATCATAATAAGAGGCGCACCTGGTTAAGCTTAAAAAATTAACTTTATTCTTTGCACCTATTGACAGGGTGCAAGAAGTATGGTAAAATACCAATATGTTAAGGAAAGGAGATGCAAAAATGAGAAAAAGATTTTTAATGAAAGTTGTTTCATTTAGCTTCTTAGCAATGTGTTCGGGCTTTATGACTCACACAGTTAAAGCAGAGGAGCGACCCTCGGTAGAGACTTCAACCTTATCAACAGAGACAACTGTTGCAGAAAATAAACAAGGCAATGTGATTTCAAACAATCCAATCAGCCAAAGCGTTGAATTAAAAGACGTTCATGAGCATTATCAGAAATGTAAGAAAGCTGATGAAGAGAAGGCAAGGAAGATTTGGTTAGAAAAACTTTGGAAGAAACGATTACGAATTAAACGACAGCGGTTGAAGCGAAAGCAAGAACTTGAAAAGAGTTCACTTGGAATATTTTTGATCACGGCATATTGTCCATGTTATGAATGTTCTGAAGGATATGGATCTAAGATTGCTTGGAATCATGCAGGGCATAAATTTGCTCGACCGTATCATACGATTGCGGTTGATAAAAACATTATCCCTTATGGAACAAGAGTTAAGATTGAGGGATATGGCGATACAATCTTTGTGGCAGAAGATTGTGGAGGCAAGGTAAAAGGAATGCATGTAGACGTATTTAAATCAACACATTCCGAAACAGTAAATGTGCAACAGCACAGAAAAATATATGTAGTGAAGTAATTGGCAGTTACTGAAAGACATAGAAACACAAATTAAAATAATCAACTAAACAATATAAACAAGAAAAGGAAAATCAAAAAATTATGAAAACTGAATATGTGAAAGAAATGAATGTCTTGATTGACAGAATCAATGATGCTTCATATGCGTACTATGCAGAGGATAATCCGATCATTTCAGATAAAGAATTTGACGATTTATGCGCTGCTTTAGAACGACTTGAGAGAGATTCTGGCGTTGTTTTGAATAATTCGCCCATCCACCACGTTCAAGGATTTATAATTGATTCTCTGGCTAAAGTAAAGCATACACGCCCAATGTTATCAGCTCAGAAGACGAAGGATGTCAATGAGGTCAAAAAATTTCTTGCGGATAAAATTGGTGTTTTATCGTGGAAAGAAGATGGTTTGACGGTGGTACTAAGGTACGAAAAAGGACGCTTAAAACAAGCAATTACAAGGGGAAATGGCGAAATTGGAGAAGATGTGACTCATACAGCACGTATGATTTTCAATTTACCTCTTGAGATTCCTGATAAGCGTAGTATTGAGGTACGTGGCGAATCAGTTATTAGTTATGAAAACTTCCAGAAAATCAATGAAGCGTTGCATGGTAAATACAAGAACGCAAGAAATCTGGCAGCAGGTACAATCAGGCAGTTAGATGCGAATGTAGCAAAGGAAAGAAAACTTGCTTACAAAGCATTTGAGTTAGTCAAAATTGATGGCGTATCTGAAGAAGAAATGCCAAGTATTGCTGATAGTTTTAAATATCTTGCAGAGCAGGGATTTGACGTTGTAGAACATCAGATTGTTGATCGAGATAATGTTGAAGAATATATTGAGAAATTTGATCCAGAGGCATATGAATATCCTGTTGATGGTCTGATTTTCACTTATAACGACTATCAGTATGGGAAATCTCTTGGGGCAACGAGTAAATTCCCCTTAAATATGCTTGCGATGAAATGGTCTGATGACCTCTACGAAACAACAATCAGAGATATTGAATGGAATACATCTCGTACAGGGTTGATTAATCCAGTTGCAGTATTCGATCCAGTTGATCTTGATGGTGCAGAAACCACAAGAGCTACATTACATAATGTAAGTTACATTGAAGGATTAGAGCTTGGTGCAGGCGATACGATTCAGGTTTATCGTAGTAATATGGTAATTCCAAAAGTACACGATAATCTGACAAGAAGCAATACATTCAAGATTCCAGATACTTGTCCAACCTGCGGTGGCGAAGCAAAAATCATCAACGAGAATGGCAGTAAGGTTCTGAAATGTATGAATCCTGACTGCAAGGCAAAGCTATTAAGCAAGTTTGTGAACTTTGTTTCCAGAGATGCAATGAATATTCAAGGTTTATCTGAGGCAACACTGAAAAGATTTATTGATCTTGGATGGCTAAAAGATTATACAGATATTTATAATTTAGCAGAGTATAAACCTGAGATGAAGAACCTTGATGGATTTGGTGTAAAAAGTGTTTCTTCCTTATTACATAGCATCGAGGAAAGTCGTAAGTGTAAACTGGTTAATTTCGTAACAGCACTTGGCATTGAACTTGTTGGGAAGTCAACGGCAAAGGATATTTGCAAGCTTATTGATAAGATTTCTCTATCGAATAACGAAAATCCATATGATGTGTTTATCGAAAGAATCAAAAAGAGAAAATATTTTGGACATATTGATGGTATTGGTATCAATACTTCATTGTCAATGGATGATTATTTCAAAGAAAACATTGAAATGGTCGAGAAATTAGCTAAAGAGCTTGAGTTTGAGATGCCAGAAAGCAAAAAAGAATCAATGGTTGATCTCACAGGAATGACTTTTGTTGTGACTGGTAAAGTAAATAAGTTTGCCAATCGTAATGCGATCAAAGATGAAATTGAGTCCAGAGGTGGCAAGGTTGCAGGATCTGTATCAAAGAATACGAATTATCTTGTGAACAATGATGTGAATTCTACAAGCAGTAAGAATAAAAAAGCACAACAGTTAGGCATTCCGATCATTGATGAAGATGGATTAATCAAGATTCTGAAGGGAGATACGAGTGAATAAACTAACCATTTACGAATGTTTTGTTAGACAGGGAATCCCAGAAAGCAAAATCGAAAGGTTTGTTGTAAAAGACAATTATGTAGAATATCGCATCTGGGAGCCGTGTTCAATTTGCTATAACGGAGAAACATACAAATATGGTAGACGTTGTAAAGTAAAATATCTTGCTACTCCAGACGAGATGGATCTAGTTTTTGACGAGAGTTACTTCGTTAAAGATGAAGATGCAGAGTTTTGGACAGAAGATTATGAATTCTACAAACAGCAGACAGGTGTAGAACCTTCAGAAATTGATTGGTCGAAACAGAAAGAGATTAAACGACCTAAGTTTTAAAAGGAGAAAATTGAATATGAGCAAAGAAAAAAGCACAGCATGGAAGATTCCAGTAATTATTCTAGTAGGAGTTGTGGCGGTATTTCTAGCCTGCACATTTGGGGTTCAGAGTTCGCAGAACCATGCAATTTCATTAGAAGAACAGGTTGATAAAGCAAAATCTGACATTAATGTACAAGAGAAACGTAGGGTTGATCTGATTTATAACTTGGTAGATTGTGTGAAATCTTATGATAAACATGAGGCAAATACACTTAAAGAAATCGTTAAAGGACGTAGTTCTAAAGGAACTGTTGAAAATGCAAGCACAGCAATTGCAGCAGTTACAGAATCTTATCCAGAACTCAAGGCGGATAAGAACTATAAAAGGTTAATGAACGAATTATCTGTCACAGAGAATTTAATTGCCGAATATCGCAGTAACTATAATCAGCAGATTAAAGAATATAACAGATATGTAAAGAAATTTCCAACACGAATTTTCTTAAATAATCTTGGATATGAAATAAAGAACTATACTTATTTAGAATATAAGGATGCTCCCGAAACTGCACCTCAGCATTTATTTGGAGAGTAATATATGAAGCAACACAAAGGATTGAATTTTGGTAATTATGAGATAACTCCAAGGGAAATCTTAGCGAGTGTAACATTGATCGCAGTCATGCTTGTGTTTGGAATCGTTATCAGTAGTAATATTGATAATTCCATCCTTGATAAAAATGAAGAATACAATCACGCCCTTAAGATAAAAAATGATGATGTTTTTCAATATGGTATGGAAACCAATGTAGGTAACGCTTTTGTTTATGGGAAGTTAGAACCTGTAGACACAGTTACATACAAAGAAATTGGCGGCAAGTATTATTATGTCAGAAAAGTCCGACAAGAGTATCGCAGACATGAAAAAATTGAAAGAGTAAAAGGCAGTAAAGGAAAAGTCCATTACAGAAAGAGAGTTTGGTATTCGTGGGATGACATGTGGAGAGAAAGTAAGACTTGTAAACAGATTAAATTTGCAGGCAAAAAATTCAAGGAAGATAAGATTGATTTCATAGGAAGTCATTACCTAAAAAGAATTTATCATTCTGCTCGTGTCAGGTATGAATACTATGGTATGGAAGCAAAACCAGTTAAGGGAACTGTTTACACAAAACTAAAAAATAACACTATGACAACTTGTGATTTAAATAAGTCAAATTTACATAAAACGGTTGAGTCATATAAGTCGAGTGGAGAAGTTTTGAAAGCAATATTCTGGATTTTTTGGATTATCTTAACTGGCGGTCTAACGTATAGTTTCTATTATATTGACAATGATTGGTTGGAGTGAAAAGTATGATAGGTAAACTTATTGATGTTACAAACTTTAATCGACAGCAGGCATTTAAGTTTATAGCGACGAAATGTACAAAATGTGATATTTACGGTAAGTGTACTAGAGAAGATAAGAAAATATGTAGTGATAAAACAGATTATCTTTTGGAAAAAATTAGAAAAGAAGAAGAACAGAGGAAGTCAAAAGATTTGGCGAATGTAAGCTACAAAGGGAGTTATGTAAAATACACATACAATAAAGAGTAAAGGAGAATTTATTATGGATTTTGGAACAGCAATTGATGCAATGAAAGATAAAAGAAAAGTAGCAAGAAAAGGTTGGAATGGGAAAGGTATGTTTTTATATTATGTTCCAGCAGGAGCTTATGCGCCATGTACCGATATTGCAAAAAGCATTGTGAATGAAGACGGATTAGTCGAATATGGAGCATATATTGCAATGAAAACAGCACAGGGGAATGTAGTTCCTTGGCTTGCAAGTCAGACAGATATGTTGGCTGAAGATTGGATGATCGTAGAATAGATAAAATTAATCTTTGATGAAAGGGAAACAGATGAAGAAGTTACTGATGGAATTGACAAACGACAATGGATGTTTGGTTGCAATTTTAGCATTTATATTAGGATTGGTTGTTTCGATTATTCTGAACTTTGCAATCGTGAATTTAATTATTTGGTTATTACATTTGATTTTGGCAAATCCGCTAATTGTTCCAGTGAAGACAAAATGGATCATTGCAGTTATTCTTACAATCGTAGAATGGATGTTTAAATAGAAAGAGGTGATTAAATGGGTTTGATTGGAGCGATTCTAGGAGATATTTGCGGTTCTCAATATGAGTTCCGCAGACCTCACGATTTAGATTGGAAGAACTGTGAATTGTTTACAGATAAATGTAAATTTACAGATGATACAGTTTTAAGTATTGCAACAGGAATGTGGCTGTTGGATGATGACGATGAACACAAACATAACAAAGAGCCTTGGGAGTTCTACTTAGAATATGGCAAGAAATATCCTGGTATGGGATATGGTGAAATGTTCGAAGACTGGTTATACGATGATGGAAGTCGTGTTAATGAAAGCTTTGGCAACGGATGCGCCATGAGAATTTCGCCTATCACAATGTATTTTAATGGATTTGCTGATCGTCCAGACGTATTGAGTTATTACATAGATTTAGCACAATGGACATGTGAGAAAACTCATCGTCATGTGGAATCTTACAAAGGTGCATCGGTTGTAACAGGCTGTTCTTTTATGGCACTATGGGGTAAATCAAAAGAAGAAATTTATCAATATGCATTAAAAAGTTATCCATCCAGTCAATATACATATGGTGTTGATCGACCACTCGATGATTATAGAAAGAATTATGTTTGGTCTGCGACAGTTCAAGATAGTGTTCCTGTGGCAATCAGATGTTTCTTAGAGAGCGAAGATTATGAATCATTCTTAAGAAATGTATTGTCTTTGCCATGTGACACAGATACGATTGCTGCTATTGGCGGTGGTATCGCAGAAGATTTCTATAAGAAAACACTTGATAATTCGAATGAGCTTTTAGAAAGATATTTGCAAAAAGAATTATTAGATGATGTTAGCAAAATTTACAATGAAATGCCATAAGGTAGGTGATTGAATATCATAAAGAAAATCTTAAAATTTTTCTTGTCATCGATTGCACTAATTATTATCTGGTTTCTTGCAACATTTATATCTGTCGGAGTATTTGCATTTGTACTTTTGATGATAACAAGTATTGTAATACCAATCGGTGTAGTAGTAATTGTTGCAATTGTATTAATGGCAATCGCCATCTATATAATGGCATCGTTTATGGATTGATGACTTATAAAACTAGAATATAGCATAAGGAGAAAATTAGTATATGACAAAATTAGAGCAGTTAAACTTATTAAAGGATAGAAAAGCCGTCTTAATCGCTAGAGGCAAAGATAACGGCAAAATCGTAACAAAAATCAACAGAAGAATCAAGAAATTAGAAAAGGACTTATAGAGATGACAGGAGATAAAAGTAATGTTTTAATCGCTCTGGTGGGGCGATCTGGAGCAGGCAAAAGTGTCTCAGCGAAGTATCTGGAAGACATTTATGGTCTGAAATATCTACGATCATATACCACTAGAGAGAAGCGAGCAGATAAGCTTGATGATCATACATATGTAAATCTAGCCCAGTATTCAAGAATTACAGGCAAGGTTGCAGAGAATTATTACACTGGCAATTGGTACTGTGCTACAGAAAGTCAGTGTGATGATGCAGACGTATATGTAGTTGATGTTCCAGGATTAAAACAGTTAAAAGAAAATTATCATAAGAAACATATCTTGGCATTATGTATTGATACACCAAGTTCTACACGTATTCAGAGAATGAAAGATCGTGGAGATACAAGTGATGCAATTGATGAAAGAATGAAAAAAGACGAATCTGCTTTTGAAGAATCTTATGATTTATGCGATGCAGTTATTAATAATGAAGGAAGTTTGTCTATGACTTGTCTGAATATTATGGCTGAGCTAGAAAGATTTAAAAGACAGATTAGAGACACGGAAGGAGCGACAACAAAGGAAGTTGATCAGAACGATTAATCAGCTTAGAAATTTAGTTTCTAAACTACATATAGAAAAAGAGGTACTTGTTAAGGATGTAGAAACAGGCAAGACAATGATAATTGAAAGCGTATCAACCGAAAAGATTGATGGTGATGGTAACGATGCACGATATACGTTGAACTGCAAGAAAGCAGGAGACGGGTGCGTTACATATAGATGATGATATTATTACATAATTTATTGGAGGTCTTTTATTGAAAGTAATTAAAAGAGATTGTACTGTTGTAGATTTCGACAAGACCAAAATTTACACAGCGATTATGAAAGCCATGAAAAATGGATCTGGGTTAATTAAGGAAGATATTGCAAAACAAATCGCAAGAGAAATCGAAAATGATTGCAGTAAATTACCAGAAGAAATTGACATTTCTGCAATTGAAGCAATGGTATTTAAGAAACTTGTTGAGAAAGGGCAGGAATTAACTGCTAAAGCTTATGAAGGTTATCGCAGTGTTCGTGAGTTCCAGAGAGAGAATTATGACTCTATTGACAGCGAAGTTCTTGGGCTTATTGAGGATGCCAACGAAGAAATTAAAGATGAAAATGCAAATAAAAACTCTGTATTAAATCCAACAAAAAGAGATTATATTGCTGGTATCGTTAGCGAGGATGCGACAGAACGCTATTTACTTCCACCAGAAATTGTACAGGCACATAAGGAAGGCATTATTCATTTTCATGACAGAGATTATTTTTTACAGAAAATGCATAATTGTGGGTTATTAAATATTGAAGATATGCTTCAGAATGGAACTGTAATTAGCGAAGTTTTAATCGAAAAACCGCACTCATTTTCAACTGCTTGCAATATTACGACTCAAGGCATTGCACAAGTAGCTAGTTCTCAGTATGGCGGACAGAGTATTTCTTTGGCACATTTAGCACCATTTGTGGATGTGAGTAGAAAGAAAATTAGATCTGAAGTTGAATTAGAATGGGCGCATGTTGATATTCCATACAAAGAGCAACATATTGAAAAAATTGTAGCCAATAGATTATATGAAGAAGTCAAAAAAGGCATACAAATCATACAGTATCAGCTGATCACGCTTATGACGACTAACGGACAATCCCCATTTATTTCCATTTTTATGTATCTGAATGAAGCTAAAACACCGCAAGAGAAAAAAGATTTGGCTTTATTGATTGAAGAGATGATTAGACAAAGAGATGAAGGAGTTAAAAATGAAGATGGTGTATTTGTTGCACCAGCATTTCCAAAATTAATTTATGTCCTGGAAGATGATAATTGTGACGAATCTACAGAATATTGGTATCTGACAAAATTAGCAGCAAAATGTTCTGCGAAAAGATTGGTTCCAGATTACATCTCTGAAAAGGTTATGAAAGAGTTAAAAGGCGACGTCTATACTTGTATGGGATGCAGGTCGTTCTTAACACCTGATCGTTTTACAGACAAAGGAATTGGCAATATCGCACACGCAAAAAATTATGATCCAAAGCAGCATAAATATTATGGCAGATTTAACCAAGGGGTCGTTACATTATCTCTTCCAGATATCGCATTATCTTCCAAAAAGAACATGGATGAATTTTGGGCATTATTTGATGAACGAACAGAATTATGTCATAAAGCACTCAAAGAAAGACATAAACGTCTTCTTGGAACAAAGTCGGATGTCGCACCTGTTCTTTGGCAATATGGGGCGTATAGTAGATTAAAAAAACATGAGGTAATTGATCCGTTATTATTTGATGGATACTCAACTATTTCATTAGGATATGCAGGATTATATGAATGTGTCAAATATATGACTGGGCATTCTCATTCAGATGGTGGAATTGGTGAAAAATTTGGATTAGAAATCATGAAGCGAATGAATGATAAATGTGAGAAGTGGAAGAATGAAGAAAATATTGATTACAGTATTTATGGTACACCTTTAGAGTCTACAACGTATAAGTTTGCTAAATGTTTAAAGAAACGATTCGGTAATGATGTGTTTGAAAAAATTGACGGCAAGGACAGAAATTACATTACAAACAGCTATCATATTCCTGTATTTGAAGAAATTGACGCCTTTGACAAACTTCGTATTGAAGCAAAATTCCAAAAACTTAGTCCAGGAGGAGCAATAAGTTATATTGAAACTCCTAATATGGAACATAATGTGAGTGCTTTATTGGAAGTAATTAAATATATGTACGATCATATTATGTATGCAGAAATCAATACAAAGAGCTGTTATTGTGAAAAATGTGGATACTCTGGCGATATTCCATTAGTTGACGAAGATGGGATTTTGAAATGGAGATGTCCTCAGTGCGGAAATGAAGATGGTTCTACTATGGATATTGCATTCAGATGCTGTGGTTACATTGGGACTTCTAAGAATGGAGGCAATCAGGGAAGATATGGGGATATCCATGATCGAGTTTACCACTTAGATGATAAGGAGCTGAATAGATGAGATACGCTTCAATAAGAAAAATGGACATTAGCAACGGAGAAGGGCTTGGCGTAGCCCTCTTCGTTCAAGGATGCCACTTCCATTGTAAGAATTGTTTTAATAAAGAAACGTGGGATTTTAATGGCGGCAATAAATTAACTTTTAAAGAAATTGAGGAACTATTGCATCAGTTATCAAAGCCCCAATATACAAGGTTAAGTATTCTTGGCGGTGAGCCTTTAGCAAAAGAAAATAGAGATGGTGTTTCTGCAATATGCAAATTTGTCAAAGAGTTTATGCCAGACAAAAAAATCTGGTTATATACAGGGAATAAAGCAGAAGATATTGGTTTGGACTTAGCTGAATATTCTCGCAGAAGTAGAACAAACCATCTTATGTACGATTGCAGACTTGAGATTCTTCCTTACATAGATGTCCTCGTAGACGGACAGTATGTAGACGAATTGAAAGACATGTCTTATCCGTGGGCAGGATCAACAAATCAGAAAGTGGTTGATGTACAAAAATCATTAGAAAGAAATGTGGTGGTCTTATGGAAAGGCACTTCGGATAATCTGTCCATGACAGAAGAACACAATGAAAATGAGTGAAATAAAACACTTTTGTCAAAATTATTAAAATAAACATAAGAAAATCGTTGAAATATAAGGGATTTTTCACATTAAATATAGCAATAAAATTCCACTTTTATCCCACTATAGAAAGGAGTGTGCTAATTATGCCAAAATCAAAAGATTGTCCACAGGATACGGATTTTCTACAATATGTTCCTACAAAATTTCAGCAGAATCGCAAGACAATGTTAAAGAAAAGAAACCGTAGGAGTAGTTATTATCAAAGGTTGGAGAGATTTAAGAATGTTGGTGGGTATCCTGAACCTGTGCAATATGTGGACAAGTATTATTGTGGATTCTATGAAATACCACGTAAGAAACCCTACTATAAAAGATTTTATATCAGCGCTTGGGATGATTACAGATTTCATAAGAAACTGTCCAATAAGAAAGTTCGCAGAGTATTAGATGTACCAAGTCGAGGTGGCTATAAAAAAGTACACGATCTATGGTGGAAGACAATTTAGAAAGGAGAAGGTATGACAAAAGAAACCTTAGATGATATAAGAGAAGTTATTGGTACACTAAGCGTTTGCATGAGCTATAAAAGCATTAATAACATCACATCAATTCCAACTTATGATTTATTACATCAAGTCAATATTTTAAAAAAAATTGTGCAGAAAAATATCGATCATGTAGTGGATGGTAGTCGATGTGTAGTTGTAGAAGAAGAAAATTCTGAAAAGTTTAAAAATTGTGTAGACAATTACTTAGATGCAGGTTACAAAATTTCAACATCCTCATGTAACAGCAAAACTTGGAAAGCAATTCTTGTGAAAGAAGATAATGAACAGGAGAGTAAGTAAATATGAGTACAGATTATAGAACATGTGAATGTGGCGAGACATTTGCTGATTGCGCAGACGGAGTTGTTTTCTGCAATTGTGGTATGGCTTGGTGTAGTGAGGAATGTGCAGCAGTAGACGGATATAGAGAAGAAGTGGTTACACACGAAGATGGCTCTGAGGAAGAAATTCGTAGTTGTAATTTTTGCCGAGGAGACGATTTCAGTGATAAGGAATTGCTTGAATTTGTAGTTTCTGCACTTGGCGTTAGTCGAGATGATCTTGTGGATTTTTACAAACGATATAAAACAGAATTGAAAAATGACAAAGCTTGCAGACTCAATGGATTTATTTCATCTGAATTTGCCAATAAAGATAGTATTACTGGGAAAGGGTTTGTGCTTGGTGGCTTAGTAGGGAGGTTTGAATCAATTCATGAATAACAGAGATTTACCAAAGAAAGATGATATTTACAAACACTTCAAAGGACATTTTTACAGAGTGATTGACATTGCAACTCATACAGAAACAGATGAGCAGCTGGTAATCTATCAGGCAATGTATGGAGATTTCAATATTTACGCTAGACCAGTAGAAATGTTCCTGAGTGAAGTTGATCACGAGAAATACCCTGATGTGGAACAGAAATACAGATTTAAAAAAGTAGGAGAGACATCATGCAGATGACATTGATTTTGATTAAATGTTAAGAAAGGTTGGTGTAAAAGAATCTTAAAAAACATATTCTTTTTTATTGGACAATCAATGTTAACAACAAGCTTAACGATTACAATAATCATGTTGATGTGGCTTATTGTGGCAGTATTTATTTCTATAGTTAAGAGAAATATTGACTCAATAAAAGATTTTAAGGCTTCAGGATTATTGAAGCTCTATATTCAATGGGCGATGATCACAAGTTATATTTGTGTAATTAGTGTTGGCATCGCAACTTATATATAATGTAACATTTCTAGTTACATTTCTGATGACTATTCGAGGAGAAATATCTATAGATTAGACATGTCTTATTTCTTCCATATGATGACTTTAAAATTTTGTTTTTATCTACGTTTCAATTTCTGTAGGTAAAACAATACAAAAAACAAATACATAAGAAAGGTTTTATCAAGTAATCCTAGGTAAAACGCAGTGCGCTGCCTTGTAAATACAAGGTTTAAATGACAGAAAATAAAAACAAAACTTCAAGAGGTTTAAGAGTTTTGAGTTTATGTGGCGGTGTAGAAACAGGATTATATGCTTTACAGCAACTTGATATTCCAATTGAAGAATATCATACATATGAAATTCTACCAGAAGCCATTGCGGTTTCATCGTATCATTTTCCATTTATTATATATCATGGGGATTTGTATAAAGCAGATTTTATGCAGTTTGAAGGATTTGATCTGATTCTAGCAGGTACATGCTGTCAGAGTCTATCAAGAGTACGAATTGAAGATAAAAGCGTAAATGCTGGATTGAATGGGAAATCTGGGATTTTCTATAAAGCTGTTGAGGCATTAAAGATTATAAAACCTAAATGGTTTATGTTTGAAAATGTGATTCCGTCACAAGATGATGATTTGCAAGAAATGACTGAATGCATTGGTGTTGATCCGATCTTGATTGATTCGGCATTATTCAGTGCTCAGTCAAGAGAAAGGTATTATTGGACAAATATTCCACTTAATTCGTTGCCAACAAGGCAAAATTCATTGGTACTGAAGGATATTATGGAGTCGGATGTACCACAAAAGTATTTTTATAACAAACCATTTGAAATATTAGATATGGACAAACGTGTCTGTGGCGAACTAAAAGTCAATACTTTCGAAATGAATCGCAGAATATACAACCCAGAGTTCAAATGTTGCACACTGACTTGTATAAATGGTGGATATCAAGAAAAGAAAGTTTTGGATCATGGTGCGCCAAGAAAATTAACGGCAATTGAGTATGAGAGATTACAAGGACTACCTGATAATTACACAAATATTAAAATTGGCAATAGAAATTTAAGTTATTCAAAACGATGTAGTCTGATGGGCAATGGGTGGACAGAGCCAGTAATTGAATGGATTTTGAGTGGAATTAGAAAGGATTTAGATGTTTGATGATTACATGGAACGAAAAGGGGTATGGGACAACAATGTGTGGACAGATATAAATGGTGTAATGAGATATATCAAAAATATGAATTCGATGCATTTATGTTTTGTATACAAGCAATGTGAATTAAGCAAAAGCAGAGGCATTCGTCAAAATCGTCTGCCTATTATAAGAAATGAATTACAACAAAGGGTGTGTCGAGGGGAATTTTCGAAAGAAGAATTTTTATTCCATCTTGAAGCTATACGTTTGGGACTATTTTGTTTCTATGATAATGAAAGCGAAGAAAATGAATATGCATTAGATCAATATTATATGGAGTTTGTAAATAATAATCCATCATTTACTATGCCAGAAGAGATATTTAGAGGTGATTCAGATGTTTAAAATACAAGAAATTGGCAGGTCTCCAACACCTAAGAAGCCAATCACTGTATATGCAGTTCGTGAAGACAAAGATAGTGACAGTTATTGTGATTTTGAAACAGTTGAATTCCTCATATACAAAGACGATAACTGGGCTTGGGTCAGTGGTTTGTGTTATAAACCATATGGATTAAATGGATCGTGTGAAATATAAAAGGAGAGTTAATTGTTCCAGAAATTAAAAGAGAAAATTAGAAAATGGTTGCTAGAAATCCTACAACCAGATATTGATGCCTTAAAAAATGAAATTAATGAAAGCACTATTGAATTAAGATTTGCCAAAAACAATTGTAATGATGCAGCTCATCAGTGTCAGATTTCAACACAGCAGAATGAAGAAATGAAGAAGATGTACAACCAGATCACAGATGTAGCAGTTGACGTTGGATTTCATGATTCAGAACGTTCGTGGGCAGTTGTATGTATTGCTGGGAGACCAGAGTATGTAAAATTTATTCCTTTAAGCGGTGCAGATGCTAGAACTGTTATGAATTTTTTAAGACACTTTCAGTATTCACAGCTCATTGTTGATAGTCCACTAAGATTCAAAGATAAACTTCAGAGATATTTTATATAGAAGGAAATTGTAAACTATGATAACAAATAAACCAACAACACTGATTATGAAAGACAGAGGAACAGGCAAAACAACACAGTTGCTTTACACAAGTGCAACAACACAATATCCAATCATGGTGCAGAACAAATTGCAGACAAAACTGTTATTAGACAAAGCAAAAGACCTTAATCTGATTATTCCAGTGCCTATGACAGTAGAAGAATTCAAGAATGGTCGTTGTCATGGAATGAATCATGATCATGTTCTTGTCGATGAAGGGTATAACTTAATTGGCGAATCCCTTGATGCTTATATGGGAACACATGTGGCAGCGGTTACATTTACCGACAGAGTAAAAGAATTAGCAGATAAGTAGGCGTGAGATTGTAATGGAAGAACCAAATTATATAACAATTGGACAGCTTAAAAAAGAGTTAGAAAAATATTCAGATGATACGCCAGTTGTTGGCATAGATAATGAATTTATTACTACGACAGAACATGACACTATTGCACTTGAGGATGGTGTAGGATTATACGAATTTGGAGTTGTGAGAATTTGCTAATTGATGACTTTAATTAAATAATAAACCAGAAAGGAAAATGAGAGTGTAGCTACTGTAAACCATATGGGCTTTCTGGTAAAGAAAAATAGTATATCAAGGAAGTAAAAATAGAATTGCAAAATATATTGTACCGATTATTCAGAAATATATTGATGATAACAATATTGAAACATACATAGAGCCATTTGTTGGCGGAGCCAATATTATTGATAAGATTCAATGTAAAAACAAAATTGGCGCAGACATTAATGATGAATTGATTGCATTGCTGAAATACGTTCAAGAAAATCCAACGATTCCAATTGCTCCAGAAATTTGTTCGAAGGAACATTATGTTGAAGTTAGAGAAAATCGCAAAGCAGGAGGAGATAAATATTCTAAAGAATACACTGCTTTGATTGGATACTGTGCAAGCTTTGGAGGGAAATACTTCAATGGCGGGTTCGGACAAGTTAAGACTGGAAAAAGAAATATGTATTATGAGAGAGTGATTAATTTACGAAAACAAGCGATTTCATTAAAGAATATTTCTTTTATGTAACTAATCATAAATTTGGAATGAATAGTTTTTCAGTTGCCTTTTGCCCGTTTGTACGATTAGCGTCTTGACACACTGTGCGTTCTTTTTGCCAAATGCATTTAAATTCTTCACTTGGCATATCGTATTCGCTAATAATAACAAAATTATTTTGCGCAATGTCGTGACAAAAATCATAAAAATGATCATAATCCATACAACTTTTAGCGTAATTGCTTGTGCCTTTGTATGGCGGATCCAGATATAATAAGCAATTTTTTACATCCTTGAAATAGTTATAGTCACATGACATAAAAGAAATATTTTATCGCAAAATTGACCGTCAAAAAACCCTTATTTTACAAGGGTTTTGGTCGATGCGATTTTAGGAAATTTTAGAAAAATGAAGAAAATTAAGGAAAGGTAGTTGTATCTATGGATATAGTTGCTTTTATTGAAGAATATTTTGGCATTCAATTACTTACATATCAAAAATTACAACTGAGAATGTTGATGATGGAGTATGCCAAATACGAAGGAAAGGCGAGACCAATGATTGAAATTTTAGAAAAAGGAACACGCAAACAATGTACCTGTGAAAATTGTGGTGCGGAGTTGAGTTATGAGAAAAATGATATTAAAGATAAGCCAAAGCGAACGATTGATTTCAGAACTCTCAAACCAGTATACCCACCAAACTATATTATCTGCCCACAGTGCAAGCATCCAATCGAAGTCGAGGTAGAGAAAGATGATTAAGATTTTGAAAGGTGGAACTAAACGCAAAGTGAAGTGTAATGGATGTGGCGCCAAATTGAGATTCGATGAATCCGATATTAAATCTGAACTTGTCGGATACAGCTACTGTAGTGGGTATGTGGAATTCATTCACTGCCCACAGTGTGGTCATAAAATTATGATATAAAGGAGAGAAAACTTGACATTAGATAAAGAAGATATTTATGACATTGCCAAGGCGGTCGTAAAAGTAATTGAAGATAAAGATATGATGAAATCGGAAGAAAATGATTGTACCTCAGAAAAAGTAGAGCTTCAAACATTAAATGCTGGTGATACCTTTAAGGTAGCAGGGTATGAATGGATTGTGTTAAATCAGTTTAAGGTATTAAAAACTTGTTTTTGCATTATGAAAGATTTTTTGGGTGATACAAAGCCATTCGACACATATTGTAACAGATGGGAACCTAGTCGTCTTCGTCATGATTTAAAATATATCGAATGTGAAATTGAAGATAATTGTCATCATGATGTGTTGCAGTATATGGAACGTAATTTAATGGCACTTGATGGAACAATGGCGAATGAAATAAGTATTGATAAAGTTTCTTTACTAACTTTAGACGAATATAGGCTATACAGGGAGTATTTAGAGTACCCAACAAAATTTCCAGGTCATATTGAATGGGTATTATTAACTGCCGTATCAGAAGAAAATCGTTCAGCTATTTGTGCTGTTGATACATGTGGAGTTGTCAAACAATGTTATTGTGCGGAGTCTTTTAACATTCGTCCAGTATGTACATTTAGATCAGATGTACTAGTAGAGAGAGTGCACTCATGAATGCAAATGATAAGTTAAAGAAATGGATCAATCATAATTATTTGACAAAAGGAGATAGAAGAATGATTACAGATAAAACAAAATGGAATGATAACGACTATTATGGCGACAATTTCAAAGAAATCATGTACGACAAAATTACAGAAGGAATTGATTTGACAAAAGGCGAGCTTAAAGAATTGGTTTTTGATTATCAATTCGAAGAACTTGAAGGAGATAGAGGAAGATGGTCGATTACTACGCAGTCAATTATCGAGTTACGTGATAAGTGTTTTGCTATTGATTGGGAGAAAGGGGCGACAGAGATGCAAGAAAATGAGTTCTATAACCAGCCATATGAAGTTAAAAAAGTAGAGAAAATGGTTCCTGTTACAGAATGGGTTCCAGTAAAACAGGATTCATAAAATAAATGTTTTGTATACAAAAAAGATACCCCCTCAATTAAGAAGTGGTATCTCGTATACAAAATTACACCGTTCTCAAACAACTTTTGATTTATGTGCAAATTCATTATAGCACAGAAAGGAGAAAATGTGAAGACGACAAAAACAATTGAAGAATACTATTGTGATTTTTGTGGGGCTGAATGTACAAACAATCACTATGACATTACACTCCCTTTCATTACATCCAATGGGTATTCAAGCAGATTCTGTGCAGGCAAACCAGATGATAATTCTATTATACTCCAACGATTAGATTTATGTGGTAAATGTATGAGGATAAATGCTCGGATAAATACATTTCTTTCAAACGCTTGCAAGAATGAGGTTGGAATTAAACAAACTGCAAAACAAGATAAATTTGCGATCCCATACATTGACACTATTGGTTCATTTGCAAGCAGTAATCGTTATCCAAAAACAGAACACACAATGACGATTGAATATGATGAATGATTAACAAAATGCATATAACGGAGGATGTAATTAATGAAGAAAACAGAAACAAAATATTACTGAGATTTCTGCCATAAAGAGTGTACCGACAAATATCATAAATTAATAATACCAACAGTTGAATACCTTGGAATCAATAGCCCTGATCAGTCGGTTCTTGGTTCTTCTGAGGTAGATGTTTGCCATAGATGTGCAGAGATGGCGGCTGTTACGTTAAATATGATAGCAAGACATACACAGCAGTGTAAAAAGTGTAATGGTTCAATAACAAGAGACGTTACTGAATACGAGAATTTACCTATAATCAAGCGGATTAAATTTACGATTGACTGTGACTATAGCAAAAAGAAACAAGAGGAATAAAATTTGACTTTAAAATAAGAAAAGGAGATACAAGATTGCATTATTGCGTACATTTATTGACAAAAGAACTACCAACCGAAAACCAAATTGCAGAAATTTTGCAGCCATATAATGGCGTTGAATTTTGGGAGAATATACCAGAAGATATGCCATATGAGGAAGTAGAACATCTTCCGTTTACATGGGACTGGTATCAGATTGGTGGCAGATATAAAGCCCAACTAAAATTAAAAGTTGATGAAAATGACAATACATATAATTGGATGTGGTGTGAACACAATCCAAGAAATGGCAGATTATTCTGGTGTAGTTTATTGTCTACTTTACAGAAACATATAACACCAAGCTTTATGTACAGTGAAGAAGATTGGTTTTCAAGTTTAGGAATTTCTGACGGATACATTAGAGTTGATGGAGCAAAACTGAAAGATGTTTTAAATTTAGATGATCTTGGATGCTATATCTATATCCTACCAGATGGTTCTGCGGTAGCAAGAAGCAACTGGAATGGTAATTCATTTATAGAAGATAAAAATTTTGATGATAAATATGCGAAAGCATTAGAAGATAATATGGATGGATTTATCACGGTGATTGATATTCATGATTAAAATTTAAATTATTGAACAGGAAAGGAGTATAAACATGTCCAAACATCAGAGAAGAAAGCTAACAATATATTATCAAGTCGGTGAGAAGAGACTAAAACAATCATTTCGAACAGTACAGGAGTTATTAGATTTAGATACCGACTCTCATAAACATAATAATTCTATGGCACCAACCAATGACACAAAGATTACCTGTGTGGCTTGGAAAGGGTGTGCATTATTTGATGAGACGTATAGTTTGGGCGAAGTAAAAAGACTCCTGAAAGGCTTTGATTTAACTAAAGCTAAACATAAACCTCGCAAACCAACTCACAAATATATCAGAAAGGGTATTTATTCTATTGATGAAGTTAGGGATAAAGTGAAAAATATTATGTTTGCGAGCCAAAACAATCAAGTAAAAGTTAAATTCGATGGCGATTTGATTAAAGGCAATAGCCAGAGATACCAGACATTCTTCACTAAAGGCTGCAAATGTGTTAAGTGTGGAATCGAAGGTAAATATTTTGCTAAAGAAAAAGGCTTGAAAGACAAGAGCTATCACTTGAATTTATATGCAGTCGATGATGATGGTGATGAAATTTTAATGACAAAAGATCATATTATACCACGATCTAAAGGTGGTATTGATGATATTAGCAACTATCAACCAATGTGTGAAATTTGCAATAAGGCAAAAGGAAACACGATAGAGGATTAAATTTTAAAGGAAAGGAAAAATTAGCAAAGTTCCTATAGGATAAAGTGCGCACTACTTACTAAGGTAAGAAGGAACTTGACAAAAGAAAGAGCATTAGCACATATTGAAGAAATTGCATGGATTAAGCCAATCGAGGGCGCAGATAAAATTGAATTGATTGGAGTTCTTGGTTGGGTGCTGATTGCCCAAATTGGGGAATTTAAAGTAGGAGATAAAGCGGTATTTATTGAAATTGACAGTAAATGCCCAGAAGATGATGAGAGATTTGCTTTCTTGGAAGCAAAGCATTACAAGATTAAAACGATGAAACTCGGCAAATTTAAATGTTTTAGTCAAGGGTTGGCGATGCCAATTGCATTATTCCCCGAATTATCCGATAAACAAATCGGTGATGACGTCACAAAAGAATTGAGAATTACATATGCTTCTGAAAAGGTTGCAAAAAGAAAAGCCAATAAAGTAGATACAAATGCTAAGTATCAGTCTATGGTAGCCAGACATAAAAAAGTTTTCTCAAAACCAATTATTAGAAAAATGATGAGATATAGCATCGGTAGAAAAATCTTATTCATGATTTTCGGTAAAAAACGAGACAATCCTAAAGATTTTCCATCATGGATTGTAAAAACCGATGAAGATAGAATTGAAAATTGCCCACTATGGCTTGAATCAACAAATGAATGGATTCAGACAGAAAAGATTGACGGAACGTCATGTACATATGCTGTTGATCGTAAGAAAGGCAAGAACAAATTTGACTTTATTGTATGCAGTAGAAATGTTAGACAAGCTGACAGAGATCAGAAATGTCACCATGATTCTAATATTTACTGGGAACTTGCTGATAAATATGATATTGAAAAAGTTTTAACTGATTATGCCATTGCAAATAAATATGATCGTGTCGTTTTACAGGGCGAAGGTACAGGTAATGTACAAGGAAATCCTTACAAATTTAAAGAGAATCGTTTATTCGTATTCAATTTGGTAGTTGAAGGAATTCGTAAAGGTACACAGGAAATGGCAAAATTCTGTGACGATAACAACTTAGAGCATGTGCCAATTATCAATGAACACTACAAAACGCCAGATACAATGGAAGAGATTAAGCTTCAAGCTGATGGATTCAGTATTATCAATCCAAAAGTTAAAAGAGAAGGATTTGTATACAGAGATATGTCAGGACGGCAGAGTTTTAAAAATGTTAGCAGAGAATATCTGTTAAAACACCAAGATCAGGAAGAATAAAGGAGAATTATGAACGAAAGAAAACCAAGACTTACATTATTGTGTGGCTTATCAGCATCTGGTAAGTCACAATACATAAACACTGTTTTACAAGACAGTGGCAATGAAGTTATCACCATATCAACAGATGGTATTAGAGAAAATATATGTGGAAGAGTAGAAGATCAGTCCAAAAATAAAGAAGTATTTCAGACATTTCATAGTCTAATCGTTAAATATCTTAAAAATGGTATTGACGTTGTAGCTGAAGCAACGAATATTACTATGAAGTCAAGACGATCTATTCTCAACGTAATTAAAGGTATTGATTGTGAGAAGGTTTGTGTGGTCATCGTAAAACCAATTGGTGAATGTAAAAAAGATAACATTGACAGAGAACATCCAGTTCCAGGACATGTAATTGACAAACAAGCAAGAAAATTCCAGATTCCATTCCTTGAAGAAGGATGGGATGAAATTAAATTTGTTGATCATATTCACAATAAAGACAAGTATAACTATAGACTTGAAAATACATGGATTCCAGAAATATATAACGACTTTGATCAGAAGAATCCGTATCATATGGAATCTCTTGGCAAACATATGACAGATGCCTATGATTTTTCAAAAAAGATTCATAACGATTATTCAGTGTTAGTGGCTACTAAATATCACGATATGGGTAAATTATACACTCAGACATTCGATGAGAATGGTGTGGCACACTATTACGGACATGAAAATATTGGTGCATATATGATGTTAGTTTATGAGGTTGCAAATCAGCATTCTTTATTTGTAAATCACAATATAGGAGACATTGCTTTCTATATTAACTACCATATGCTGCCGTTCCAGTGGAAGCCAATCTCCGAATGCGACAATAAATGGATTAAAATCATGGGACATAAAAAATGTGAGAATTTATGGTCTCTGCATATCGCTGATTTAGTTGCTTCAAAGAGAGAGAAAGGTTTATCTGAAGCTTTAAGAGCTAAGAGAGGCTTTGATAATGAATTTGATCTATAACCAACCTAACACAGACGCTCAGTTGAACGACCCTTGTTATTACGATTCTGAGCAGTTTGAGTTAGAGGAAGAGTTTGAACTACAAAATTATCCAGATGACGAGGAGGATACAGATGATTAAATTACACTTATGGCAGTTTATGCTTTGCAATTTTGGAACTGTTGTCATTGGCGCATTTCTTGGTGCTATGGTAGCAGGCGGATTCCTTATTCGCAAACTTGATATTGTTAGACTCCAGGAATTGATTGATGACAATGAGGCAAAGATTGAATTTCTCGAACAGGAACGAGAAGAAATTGATGATGAGATCGATGAATTGGACGATAAGTCTGATGAAGATAATGATGACATTATTACAGGCGAGGAGGATGAGGAATAATGGAAGAACTTTCCAAAGCGGTTATTGAGTTACAGCTTTCATATGGCTTGAGTCTGCGAACAATTCAGAAGATGGTGCGTGATGTATACAAAAATACAAATGATGCACCGCCAACAGGTATTACACCTAAGACAACTAAATCAAAATCAACTAAATAAGGAGTGAATTACTACGGCTAATTTCTTACAGCGTAAAGAATATTTTGGAAAGTATCGTGTTGTAGCAGCATATAACATGGATACTAATGATTTTCCTAGAACTGATGCAGGATTAATAGATCCTAGCTTTGATGATTTGTACATAAAATGCTCATTTGGTAATCAGATATATTACTACGGAAAAGGCAAGCATAGAGGTGAATATACCCTTGTAGCTTACATCCCCTCATTAATAAGAGGGCGTAATGTTATAAAGGCAATTCGAGAGATAGACAAAGATATTCCCTATTATATAGAAGAAACTGATAAAGAAGTGCTGTTTAGATTTGATGTGAAACATCTGGATACTGTTGCCGAGTTGCTGAAGGCACAGAAGAGTAGAATCCGTGACGATGGAACTTACAAATATATCTCACCTTTTTCACCGAAAAACTTGCCAAAAACACCTTATAAAATTCCAGATGATGAATTGAGTACCTACAAGAAATTAACTGCAAATTTGAAGCGTGAGGACATGTATAAGGTAGGTCATATTGCAAAAAGTTTTATGACAAGAAAGATATGCTCACGCAAGTTTACATTCCAAGACTTGAAAGCAGAACAGAAGAAGATGGGATTGAAAGGCAAAAATTATATTCATGCTAAAGGATTATGGGATGAATATTGCCGATACACAGAAAACGAACTACGCAAGGAGAATTTACTATGAATACAAATAATGTAATGATGACTGAAAACGATAAAAGAAACGTAGGAAACGCAGACTTACAGAAGCAGATTAAAGAAGAAAAACACAAACTTGACTTCATTAAAGATGTGGACAAGCTGCTCAAGAAATATAAATTGCCAAAAGATTATCTGTATCTGGCGGCTAAAAAATCAAGTCTTAACACAGATCGTCAGTTATACATGATTGAAGTTGAAACATTTAATGACGGTGTGTATGACGGCAATGTGACGTTGATTGTACATGGTACTGAAGATGAAGTAAAAAAACAGAAAGATCTGTTGGTTGAAAAATTAAAAGAGCAGTACAAAGATGAACCAAAAATGACTTTTGAGGATTCTTACTATAACGAAGTTGGATTACCTCTGATGCTTAGTGAACGATAGTTTACATAACATGATAACGAAATACAAAATTTTGTGAAAATTGCACAAAGAAAATGGAAAGGAAATACATATATGGGATTATTAACAGAAAGCGGATTAATGAAAGTTGCAGAATTTGAGAAAGTATCGTTTGACCAGTTCGTACAGGACTGGGAAGAGAAATTTCACAAATATCCAGAAGAATCAATTTATGGTAGTTTAAAATATCCTGCTAGAGCGACAAAGGGATCAGCAGGACACGACTTTATTGCACCAGCGGATTTTGTTGTAAGATCAGGAGATGCAATCATCATTCCAACAGGAATGAGATGTAAGATCCTCAGAGGATGGACATTGTTTATTTTTATCAGAAGTAGTCTTGGCATTAAAGCTGATGCATGGATTGGCAATGGAACGGGCGTTATTGATGAAGATTATTATTTTGCAGATAACGAAGGTCATATCTTTGTAAAAATTAAGAATTGTAGTCCAAATACATTAAAAATTAAAAAAGGAGAAGCGTTTTGCCAAGGTGTATTTACTCTCTATGGGGTTGCTGATAGAGAAGAAGTTACTGAGGAAAGAACTGGCGGAATTGGAAGTACAGGTAAATAAATGAATTATTTTGCACAAACAAAAGGACTGATCGATGCTGTGGATATGAAAGAGTATTCACAGCAGCAGTCCAATGCACAATTAAGTAAAATATTTGATGACTTATATGACGACTTAGTAAATGATATATGGGAAACTGCACAGATGAATGGTAGAACAGAAACATACCGTAAGACACAATCAATGTCTTGCGATACTGACAAGTCACTTGATTCTTGTATTGCAGTATTAGAAGACTTCATGAATAAAGGATATGTCTGTATTGTGACACGTAAATATGTTGATTGTACGAGATATTACTATAAAATCTACATCAGTTGGTCAGGGCATCCGCCTAATGTCTACGGATATGTAACAGTTGATGATAACGACAAAGAGAAATTAGTATTCTCTTCATATTTAAAATAGGAGGATTTATATATGATTAAGATTGAACACCCAGTATTCCCAAGTCCAGAACAGTGGATGTTTGCTATTGAAGGAGCTAGAAACGCATATGATAGTTGGCACTTAAGCGATAGCCACATTGGACACACAACAGAATATGATAAAGAAAGAAACGTAGAAATCTGGCATCCATGTTTTTGTATTGGAGAGAAGGATTTAGGTTTATTTAAAAGACTTGCAAGAGCAGGAAAGGATCACAGAAAAGCCTTACGGTCACTGCCAGTTGGATTACGAATTACATCTCATCATACATGGTGGGCACAAGCAGATACATATAAAGTTGGGACAACAAGATGTAGTTGTTCTAAAATGCATACAATTCATAAAAAAGAATTTGACTTAGATAGTTTTTCTCATGAAGGTATTGATGTTGTAATTGAGAAATTCTCATTATCAAGCCATGATGAAAGTAATATTTCAGACGTTGAAAATATGCTTGGCTACAAAGTTAAACAACATACAGAAAATACTATTCAGTTACTAAATGAACTTAAAGATGAGTACAATGCAACGAAGGATAAAAATATTTGGAATGCAATTCTTGAAATGCTACCTATGGGATATAATATCACAGCAAATCTTTCTCTTACTTACGAAGTGCTTTTAAATATGTATTTTTCACGAAAGACACATCCAGTAAAGGATTGGAGAATCTTCTGCCAGTGGATGTTAGACAATGTACCATATTTTAAAGACCTTGTAGAACATATTCAAGGATTCAAGAAAATATCTTAAAATCCTTATTTGATGATGGATAAATAATATACGGAGAGAGTTTCTATTATTAGATTCTCTCTCTTATTGCAAGGAGGAATATATTATAAACAAATATATAGTACCAATATGGGAGAAAGTTACAATAACTCCAGAAGAAGCATCGGCATATAGCAGTATCGGTATTAATACAATTTATCAGATGCTAGATGATCCAGACTGTGAATTTAAATTATATGTAGGAACCAAGAAAAGACTTATTAAACGAAAAGCTTTTGAAAAATATTTAGAAGATACTTATGCAATTGATAGGAATTAGAATCTAAATGTGATATATTGTAATTGTACTATAATTTAATTTAGATTCTTTTCCAATGAATACACAAAAGGAAGGACGTATAATCATGGGAAAAGATTTAAAAGGAAGAGAACTTGGAACGTACCTGTCTCAGCGGAAGGACGGACGTTATCAAGCAAGGTTTACGAATCGTTTTGGAGAACGCATCGAAACAAAAAGTAAAAGTTTAAAAGAAGTAAAGGAATGGTTGAAAGAAGAAAGAGCAAAAGACGATCTAAAAGTAAATGCAAAACATTGCACTGACACTTTTGAAGTTTGGTATTTTCGTTGGAAAAGCATAGCATTTGTTGACTTGGCACCAAATACTCAGGAACAATATGAATGGATTTATGACAATTGCATTGCACCAAGTCTGAAAAATATTAGAGTTGTAGATATAACCGAATTTACATTAGATTCATTTTTTCAAACTTTGAAGAAAAAATATAGTGATAAAACTATTGATAATGCAAAAAATATAATTTCTCAAACCTTAGAAAAAAGTAGAGAAGCACATTGTATTCCTTATAACCCAGTAACAATGATCAAAGTTAAAAAGAAAAAGAAAGAGCTTTTCTCAGATGAAGTACTGGCATTAACTATTAAACAACAGCAAATGTTATTTAACTATTTGAATGGACATTTCTATTATAATTTATATGTTTTTCTTTTAACAACTGGGTTAAGATACGGAGAGGTTGGCGCACTTACAATAAATGATTTTGATATGAAATCTAGGACGGTGCATATTACAAAGTCCTTAAAGAAAAATAAAATTGATGGCAAATATCAATATTATATTGGCGATACAAAAACTCCTTCAAGTGTGAGAGAAATTCCACTAAATGATGTCGCATACGAGGCTTTCCAACAGCAAATCGTATTAAAACAACGTGTAGAGAAATCTATATATGCAGATCGTCATGTATCATCTGAGTTTAAAAATTTGTTATTTACCACACCATACAATACTCCAATGCCGAATCAAACACTAAATTCTGTATTAGCAAGTGCAAGGGAACAAATTAATTTTCAATTGGATGAAAAAGATTATCTTTTGCCAGTATCCGTTCATCGGTTAAGACATACTTTTGCGACAAGATGTTTTGAGGCAGGAATTCCAATGGTAGTCATTTCAAAATATCTTGGACATGCAAATGTAACGATTACCGAAAAGATTTATGTTCATTTATTACAAGATCATATTGAATCACAAAACGATAAATTAAACGCAGCATATCCAAAACAACACATAACTAAAGAGCAAATATTGTTAGACATGAATTGATAAAAAAGGAGTCAAAAAGGAGTCAAGTGCATTTCAAAGGAGTCAAAAGATGTATCGGAAACCTAGTAAAATCAAGCAATTTAAGACATTGAAAAATGATATATAATCTCCGTGGTTATAGGGATATCCTATAACTAGATGTTGACTTTTCATATTGGACAAGTAGGAAATCTAATGGTAAGATAAGTTTGTAATCAAGAAAGACAACATACAAAATTCAAAATAAAAGTCAACAAAGGAGATAGAAATTATGAGTAAAGAAAGAAATTATAAGTTTGAAACATTACAGTTACACGTAGGACAGGAACAGCCAGATCCAGTGACAGATGCAAGAGCAGTACCTATTTATCAGACATCATCTTATGTATTCAGAAATTGCGATCATGCAGCAGCTCGTTTCGGACTTGCAGATGCAGGTAACATCTACGGAAGATTAACAAACCCAACAGAAGATGTTTTTGAACAGAGAATCGCAGCACTAGAAGGTGGAGTTGCAGCATTAGCAGTAGCATCTGGAGCAGCAGCGATCACATATGCGATTGAAAATATTACAAAAGCAGGAGATCACGTAGTTGCAGCGAAAAATATTTACGGTGGAACATACAACTTCTTAGAGCATACATTACCAGATTACGGAATCGAAACAACATTCGTAGACATTTTCAATGAAGATGAAGTAAGAGCAGCAATCCAAGATAACACAAAATTATTATTCATCGAAACATTAGGAAATCCAAACTCAGACGTTGTAGACATCGAGAAAGCAGCAGCGATCGCTCATGAACACAACATTCCACTGATCGTAGATAATACATTTGCAACACCATACCTTGTAAGACCAATCGAATACGGAGCAGACATCGTAGTACATTCAGCAACAAAATTCATCGGTGGTCACGGAACAACAATCGGTGGTGTGATCATTGACGGTGGTAAATTCGACTGGGAAGCATCAGGAAAATTCCCATCATTAGTAGAACCAAACCCAAGCTACCATGGAGTAAGCTTTACAAAAGACGTTGGGGCAGCTGCATTTGTAACAAAGATCAGAGCATTATTACTTCGTGATACAGGAGCAACATTATCTCCAGTTCATGCATTCATCTTCTTACAGGGATTAGAAACATTATCCTTAAGAGTAGAGCGTCATGTACAGAATGCATTAAAAGTTGTAGAATACCTGAAAAACCATCCAGCAGTAGAAAAAGTAAACCATCCATCAGTATCTGACGATCCTGAGCAGCAGGAATTATACAAAAAATACTTCCCTAACGGTGGTGGATCTATCTTCACATTCGAAATCAAAGGTGATGCACAGAAAGCAAAAGACTTTATCGATCACTTAGAGTTATTCTCACTGCTTGCAAACGTAGCAGACGTGAAATCCTTAGTCATCCATCCAGCATCTACAACACATTCTCAGATGACTGAAGAAGAATTATTAGGATCAGGAATCAAACCTAACACAATCCGTCTGTCAATCGGTACAGAAAATATTGATGATATCATCGAAGATTTAGAGGAAGCTTTTAAAGCAGTACAGTAGGCTAGATTTTTCTTGTGAAACATAAAAACTAAAACATAAATGTCAATTTTCCTAAAAAATAATAATATAATCTCGACCTTAAAACGAAAATGCCCGGATAAGTGTAGGATAGCTTGTTCGGGCATTTTTTGTAAAATTTAATTTGATTGGCCAATTGTAGGCTATGAGTATATGATAAAACATAAATAAGAAACCGAAATCACAGCGGTGGAATTTCGGTTTCTTATTTATGTTTTATCATATACACAGAGTGTACAGTGGGCAAAATAAAATATATTGATAGCAGAGAGATGATGAAATATAATAGGTTCTAGAATATTAATTTAGTTCCAGACAAACAGAAATTTGTAAGGAAAAAACTGTTGTCGTATATTACTTAAATTGGAATCCTTTAACCTATAACAGGAAACAACCTACGGGAATTCCGATAGCCTTTATTTCCATCACATACATCAAAGACTAAATTCAAATTTAATTAGCGTGAAAAATTGCCAATAAAAATCCAGATACAGCCGCACTTCCAAAAGCAGCGCAGATGAATACAACAATTTCTGTCATACGTTCATTTCGACAGATCTTATTAAGCAGAGAATAAATCAAAAGTCCAACAATTCCCCCAACTGTATTCATGATTACATCCGTAATATCACTGCGTCCAATTGCCAAAACATACTGCAGAACCTCATAAATCAAGCTTACAGAGAAGAAAGACAACACTTTCTCAGACAAATTCCAACGTCGATACAAAACTCCAATATAAATTCCAAAAGGGCAGAAAACAAGAATATTATCGATCATCTCAGAAAAGTTGATTCGTCCATTTGTGATCATGGCACCTTTGAATGGAATTAGATTCAGGCTTCGTATCCCATGATCGATCGTGTCAAAAGAAACTGCCATCTTAAATAAGATGATCCAGGTTAGTGCCGCCAGATAAAATACAAATAATAAATGAAGTAAAAAAGTTCGTTTGTTTTTCATAAAGAAATCCTCCTTGATCGTTATGATATGATCTTAACAAAGAAAAGAAACGAATAAGTTGATGTTTTTCTTTCACTTTTCTTAAGACATAATGGAAAAATAGATAAAAATGGACAGATTTTTCATTTCCAATACGAAGTAATAAATAGACCGGTAAATAAAAGTACTGTATACAGTAAGATATGGAGGGTAAATATGTGAAGATCAAGGAACAAAATTTGATAAAACAATTAAAGAAGAAAAATCCACAGGCGATCGATTACATCATAGATCAATATGGAGGCCTGATCAAAACGGTACTTCTTAAAAATCTTTATGATCAGAAAGACCATTGGGAAGAGTGTTTCAATGATTGTCTGTTGGCGGTTTGGAATCATCCAGAAAGATTTGATACGAAAAAAGGAGATTTCAAAGCTTTTCTGTGTGCCATTGCAAAATACAAAGCGATTGATCTTCTTCGAAAGGAATTAAAAAGAACATCAAAAGAGATTAGCATGTATGAAGAAGAATCGATCAAAGAAATCAAACAACTGTATCAGGAAGAGCGAGGATTTTTACAAGCAGAAGCAGATGCATCCGATGAAGAATTGGGAAAACTGCTAAAATGTCTTTCGGAAGAAGATAAGGATTTATTTTACCGAAGATATGTAAAAGAACAGTCAGTTGCACAGATTTCAGTAGAAACAGGGCTGCACAGAGACCGTATTTACTCAAGAATTTCCAAAGGAAAGAAAAAGATTCGGAAATTTTTCAAAGACAAAGATTACGGGGGTGAGGGTAATGAAACGAGAATATAGAGAAATCAATTTAGAAAAGTTTGTTCCAGAAGAGGAAGAAAAACTGACAAAAACAGAAAAAGAGCATATAAAGAAACAATTCTATGAAAGTACAGGAATTACAACAAAAGGACAACAAAAGAAAAAGCAGTTTAAGTGGTATTATATCCCTGCCGCATGTGTCGTATTTGGCTTGTGCGTGGCGATCACACCAATTAGGGATACCGCATTTGCAAAGGCATTAAAATCAATTGTCGGAATTGGCGAGCATCTTGGAAAAACAGAAGAAGATACTTATGTAACGCATGTAGATCAGGTAAAACAAGACAAAGACATAACGATAACATTAAAAGATGCCATCGCAAGTGACCAGCAATTAAGGTGTTCTGTTCTGGTAACAAACAAAGACAAAACAAAGACAAAATTAAAAGATGTTCAGATGGAAGATATGAAGATAAACGATCAGGAACCAGAAGAAAACAGAGGATATGCAGTTTTAGGAAAAGAAAATGTTAAAAAAGGAACGATACATTTCTTATCAGTCAACTATCAACGGCAGGATATACCAGTAAATCCTAAAATATCATTAAAAGTCCGGGTAAAAAGCAAGTTGTATCATTTTAAATTTGTATTAAAGAATCAAAGGTTCAAAAAAGCAACAAAAACAGTGAGCATCGATCAAGAAATCAAATTAAAAGGCCAGACAATTCAATTAGATGATCTGATCGTAACACCAATTGACCAGATCATTACAATAAAAGTGCTAAAGAAACAGCAGACTAAGATAAAGAATGAAGAAATATTGTTGTCTGGAACCAATCAGAGAGGTGATAAAGTCTATTTTGAAGCTTTCTTGGATAAATTTACAGGAAATGAATATCTGTATGGAACAAGAGAAAATGATGATCAGATGACATATGAATTGGATGAAAAAGATCTAACGTACACATTGAAAACAGAAGAAGGGCAGAAGCTTAAGATCAAACCATGAAAACAAAAACCCCTGAAGAATTGATTTCCTTCAGGGGTTTTTGCAACTTTTATATTTATTTTTAAGGTAGGTAGGATAGCAAGTTAAAATTTAAACCGCTTTCTTTATTGTATGATTGTTATTATTATATGTTTTGTTATATCTTACAGATATTCATGATCTGCAAGTACATTTAAGATGTTATGTCCTTCCTGAACACCATCAATGATTCTTCTAGCACGTACGCTGTCACCGATATTGATGATTTCAACGTTAGTATCAGCGAATGCTTCACGGATTTCATCAAGAACAGGAGCGTTTGCTCTCATTCCTAAGCATACGAATCCATAATCGAAAGGAAGATCTTTTTCTTCTCCATTAGCTTTTACTGTGAATGCATCAGCTTTTACTTCGCAAAGAGCTGTTTCAGTCATCTGGTTTACATTGTGTTCTCTCATTAATGTGTTTGTTCCGCATTTAGATACTGGATCTAAGTCTTTACCGATCTGAGGCATCATTTCTACGATGCTTACCTGCGCACCTTTTGGAGCGAAGTATTCAACAACGTCAAGACCTACAGCTCCACCACCAACGACAACGACTTTCTTACCTGTGCAGTCTTCTGGATAATCAGCTAAGTGGTTGATCATTCCTGTGATAGAAGCTACTTTAGATCCTTCTTTGTCGATGTGGTCATGTAATCCTTTGATTGGTGGAAGTAAAGGATTAGAACCTGTTGAGTTTACGATGATGTTTGGATGCAGTGCTTTAATTAATGGCAGAGTTGCTTCCTGTCCTTTGAAGATAAACAGGTTTGTTAATTTAGAAGCACGGTGTACAAGGTAGTCAGGGAAGTCTCTTAAACGTTTCTTATCTGGAATCTTAGAGATTTCAACAGCTAATCCACCAAGGTGATCATTCTTTTCGAATAAGAATGTAGTACATCCAACTTCAGCAGCTGTACAAGCAGCTTCAAGACCAGCAGTACCACCACCGATAACAACAACGTTACAAGGTTTATTTACTTTTTTCTTTTTATAATCAAATCCAGAGTTTACAGTAGGGTTTACTGTACAACGGATTGGACGGTTAACTCCGATACGGTTTCCAGCACATCCGATGTTACAAGAAATACATTTTCTGATGTCATCTTCATGTCCTGTAGCAACTTTTTTCACCCAGTGAGGATCAGCAATCAGTCCACGACCCATACCGATGATATCAGCATCTCCACGCTCTAAGATATCGTCAGCGACACGAGGATCACGGATGTTACCCATAGTTACACAAGGTTTGTTGTATTTTTCTCTGACAGCTTTTGCCATGTAAGATCTCCAACCATCTTTTAAGTAGTTGGCATCGATCTGGAACTGAAGAGAACCATTTAATCCAGCAGATACGTCAAATGCATCAACTTCTTCCTGGAAGTAAGAAAGTAACTCTAAAGTATCTTCTAATGTGTTTCCACCTTCCATCAGTTCATCAGCACTGATACGAACGAAGATAGGGAACATAGGTCCAACCTGTTTACGAACTTCTTCAACAACTAATTTTGTGAAGCGGGCACGGTTTTCTGGACATCCACCGAATTCATCTGTACGTTTGTTTGTTGTAGGAGACATAAACTGACTTAATAAGTAAGAATGTCCTGCATGGATCTCAACGCAGTCAAATCCACAAGCCTGTGCACGAGCAGCAGCTTCTCCATATTTTTTAACGATTTCATAAATTTCTTCTACTTTCAGAGGACGAGGAATCTCTCCACCTGCTTTAGAAGGAATATCAGATGCAGATACTGGCTGCATGTTTGTTCTCTTAGACTGAGCAGAAGCACCAGCGTGGTTTAACTGAACACCAACGCAAGCTCCGTGAGCGTGTAATGTTTCACATAATTTGAAGAAACGAGGCATATAGTTGTCATGATCGATACGGATCTGAGTTGTTCCGTTAGATCCAAGTGGTGAATCAACACTTGCGTTTTCAACCATGATCAGACCAACTCCACCTTTTGCTCTTTCTGTATAGTAATCAATGTGTAAGAAACTCATTTCTCCTGTCTGTTCACCGTAGTTAGTTCCCATTGGTGTCATCATGATGCGGTTTCTCATTGTCATGTTCTTAATTGTTAATGGTGTGAAAATGTTTTTATAGTTGCTTTTCATTAGAATTGAACCTCCAAAAAATTAAATCCAAAAAATCAAAAAATTAAATTCCATATAATCCGAGGTTGTTAGAATCATAAAAATTGGGTGAATGATTTATGATGGCTTTAGTATAACACACGGTTAATTATTTAACAAATAAATCTTTTTTGAAGAATCAATAAAAAATATCTATTGTTTCTTTTGTGAATTCAATAAATTTACGAACAGCAGGGATCATCGGCATATTTTTAAGATAAGCCATATAAACAGTGTGGTAAGGTTTTACATTACTAAGATGTAGGATTTCCACATCATATGCCTGTAATGATTCTACATGTGCAACAAAACCAATCCCAAAATCTTCTGCAACAAGGGAAGCGATGGCATTTTCATCCGAAGATTCAAAAGCGATAGACGGTTTGATATGGTTTTGTTTGTAAATAGAATTAGTAAAACGTCCAAGACCAGAAGTCTTATCATAACCAATGACTGGATAATCCAGCAGATCCTCTAAAACGAGTTTCTTCTTATATTTTAAAGGATGCTCTGGTGGGGTAATGATCACCATTTCCTGATTAACAACCGGAACAAACTCAACTTCCGGTTCATCGGCAACGAGAGAACCAAAAACGACATCATATTTTTCATTTTTCAGATCCGCAATTAGATTTTTTGTGATCTCCTGACTTAGAGAAAACGTGATCTCATGATTTTCCTGCTGATTTAAGAAACTTCGTACAAGTCTTGGAATATAACTTTTGGCAAGTGGAAATACATATCCGATATCAATGTGCCCGCTGGAACTGCCAGCTAAGGATTTCATTTTATTTTCAGCAATTTTGATTTCATCTATAATACGATTGACATGTTCCAAAAAGATAGAGCCGTATTTGGTAAGTTCGATATTGCGTCCGTTTTTCTGAAATAAAGAAACACCTAATTCTTCTTCAAGATTAGCAATCGAACGGCTTAAACTAGGTTGAGAGATATTTAATTCTTTGGCTGCCTGGTGATAATGTTGTAATTGTGCGACCTTTTGAAAATAGTATAGTTGATTTAAATTCATACATACCGTTACTGAAAACTTATAAAAAGTTATAAACCTTTATGTTTCATTCCTACT